ATTGGGCTGATCACGCAGGCCAACTTGTTGACACAGCTTCCGACGATCTGTGGCATGTCGCCCGGGAAAATCTACCAGATGGATGAAGCTCAACTATCAGATGACGGTGCGCCTATCCACGCCTTCTACTCGACCTATGGTTTCGTTGATTCGGCCAAGGCCTCGCAGAATCCGCTGCTTGGGTTCCATCGGAAGCGTTTCTCGCTGCTCCAGCAACTCATCAGCGGTTCGGGAAACTGTGTCGTGAAGGTGTATCCGAATTTCATCCTGAACCAAAAGACGCTTGTGGTGAATGCGAGCACTTGGACGGTACCGGGTGGAATCAACTTGCAAACTCAGCCGATCGACGATCTGATTCGTCCGCTCAACATGGCCGGTAACCGCGTTTACGTGAGCTATGAGACCAATGCGGTTGGGGCGAAATTCGATTTGAGCAAGATCATCATTGTCGGAGTTATCGAACAGCTCAACACACTCAATCCGAACGCGGGGTAGGGAGGGCATATTCCCCAGTCAAGCAACTTCGATGGCGGCCGCGAGCTGGAGATAGTCCGGCAGAAGGACCCATTTCTCGGGTCACTCTTGCAGCGCACGATCGACGGCATGAACCGGCTCGCCAAGAATCTCGGTGCCGGTGTCATTGGACCAACAACGGCTCCTCCTCCGGTCGATAGCACGGAAGTTAAAGGAACTCTCAATACATCCACAAACACTCTGACGGTGCCCGGAGAAATCCTGCATTTCGTCCACACCCACAACACGCCGCTCGAGCGCGGAATCCAGTACGTTACCGAAATTTCTACCGATCCACACTTCTCAAATCCTCATCCTGTCGATACAGGCTCAAGCCGTTCCGGATTCGTTCATCTTCCGACGATGGATGATAGTTCGACACCGGTTGCTTATTTTTTAAGGGTAACCCCGCAATATCACGGCAGTGCTCCACAAACGCCAACGGTCTTCGGCGGAGTGAATGGTCCCACGAAGATCATCATGGGCGGTTCTACGAGCATGTCTCTTCTCTCCAGCCAGAGCGGCGGCACCGCCGCCCCCTTCCAAGGTGGGCAAGGACTCGGTGCTGTACAGGCGCGCGGCCCCATCGGCGGACCGAAGAGAAACCTACCGTAGCATCTAAGTCAATAGCAGAGAGTCTCATGCAAAATGTTGTAGTCAGGGACTTTACCCTTGATGATCTACCGCGAGTAAAGGAACTGCATGAACGGATGGGACTCGATTACCGCCTACCAGACCTTCAAAGCCCGCTCTTCATCATTCGTAAAGTTGTCGAAGTTGACGGTCAGATTGTCGCCATTACTGCCGCGCGCGTCGAGGCAGAACTCTATCTTTTTGTCGATCACGAAGTCGCTGATCCGGAACAACGGTGGGACGCTTTGCAGCGCTTGAATGATTCCGTGATGGATGAGGCGTACTGGAGCAAAGGTCTCGATAACTGCGTGCTCTGGTGTCCGGTAGAAGTCGAGAAGTCTTTCGGTAAAAGGCTTACGGCTCTGGGTTTCAGTCGAGATCGTGAAGGTTTTCATAGCTGGAGCAGGCCAACAAAATTATGAAAGTCACAACGCTGATCTCATGGGATGCCGAAGGAAACGTCCTTGAGCACGTCTGGCATGAATACAGCGGTCCCATAGAGCGTCTCGATCGCGCGGCCCAGAAAGAAGCGAAGCAAGCTGTCGGTGAGGCGCGGGACACTGCCGCTACTGAGCGCGGGGCTTCCGATGCCGAACGTGCCCAGCTAACTCCCTTCTTCCGTTCGGAAATGAATGCCCAGCACGGGTTCAATCCTCAACAGACTAACGAACTGCTGAATTACGCAGGATCGGCGATTGAAGGTGGCGGGGCGACGACCGGTGGCGAGGCTGCTTCCGAAGCGGCCAGAACGCGCAACACGTCAGGATTCAGTTCTGGATTGGATGAAGCTGCACGCCAGCGTCAGCAGGAAATGTCGAAGGCCAATCTTGGCATCGGTGCCCAAGACGTAGCAGGAGCGAAGCAGTTGAATCAGGAAGGCGCTGAGGGAATGGGTGGGCTTTTCAAAACTGATACTGGTGCCATGTTGAATTCGATGGGCCAGGAACACGAGGATATCAACTCGCAAATTGAGGCTGGTCGCTCAGGATGGTTCCAAAACACAGTTGCCATGATCAATGCCCTGACAGGCGGCAAGGGATTGTCTATGCCTGGAAGTGGTCCTAAATAATGGCCGTCATGATGCCGCGGATGATCGACGAGGAGGAAGATCAAGGGCCATCTCCGCTTGGAATGATGAACATTCCGGAGCCGACTGTTGAAGAAGCGGCACTCGCACCGACGTCCAATGTTGCACCTGCTCCAGAAGTTCACGTCCACGTTCATGATGGCGAGAAGGCTCCGAAGGAACCGAAGGCTAAGAAGGAAAAGGCTGCCGACGTTCCAACCGCTTCGCCGACGGCGGCCAATGCGCCTGTAGCTGGTCCAGAGCCGCCACCTGATCTCCAACCTGACGTGCCCGCACCGACGCCACAGGAAGCTGGCGTACAGCCTGCGGCGGCTCCGGCCATCGCTGGGCCTGCTGGGACGCCAACACAAGCACCTGCGGCCACGGGGCATATGGCGAAGCCCTACGATCACCTCATTGCGGCCAATCGCGGTGACATGATCGCGTTGAACCCAATGGACCCGGATTACCGCAAGAAATTGGCTGCACTGACGACTCACGAAGGGATGCTGCGTGCCGAGAACGCGCGCGAGGCCATCATGCACCCGTGGGGCACGTCGGAGAACCATCCTGGAGTTCTTGGAAAGATTGGCCATGCTCTCGCTACAGTCGGGAATGTCGCCGGCGAAGCTCTGGCACCGCGACTCGTGGCGGCGATACCTGGATCTCGTGCGAATCTTGAAGAGCAAATCGCTAGCGGAGAAGGTGAGCAAAAAGAGGCCAGCAAACAAGATCTCGAGGGCGCACAGGCGGAAGCAGCAAGGAACAAAGAGCCAAAAGAGGCTAGCCCAGATCAGCAGGCATTCGACGCACGGCAAAGAATTGGCACTCCACAAGAGCAGCCAGATGATAAGGCAATTGTGCAGGCCTTCCAAGATCAAGCGGCCGACAAGAAGGACAACCCGGACGCGGCAAGCAAGACGATAGCCACGGATAAGGGGATTATGCAATGGAATCCCAAGACCAAGGCCTACGATATCCCAGCCGGCAACGCGCCGGAGAAGTTGGGCAATGATTTTGAGCAGTATTACCACGACTACCTAACTGACAATCATCTTCCTGACAGCGCTCACAATCGACTTATTGCGCGAGAGGCATACCAACGTGCGGGCCAGAAGCCTACACAGGAGCCTGGCAACTATCTGCCGGTGACTAATGCTCAGGGGCAGACGATTGGCTATCTTGATCCAAAGTCACAGCACTATACCGCGCTCTCCAGTATCCCTGGAGTCACAGAAGCTCTGCCAGGTGGCGTCATGCAGCCGAAGCCAACCACGCAAGCGCGCAATGTCGCATCGCAAGCCCAACTCGTTCATGCTGAGACGCCTAAAGTTCTGGCGGAGATTGACAGCATGGCTGGAGAACTCGGACCGTTCATGGGAAACTGGAACAAGTTCATGCAGGGCGAAGTTGGCATGGATGATCCTAAGTTCGCTGGGTTACGTGCCGATCTTCTAATGTACTCGAGTGCTGTTGCGTTGGCCCATGCTCGCGGTCGTTTGCCAGAAAACTTGCGTGAGGAATTCGATAGAGCGATCAATGCTCCGAAGCAGTCCGCAGCCAATCTTAGGGCCACCATCACCAAGATCGACTCGTGGATGGAAGACAACATGAACATCATGGGAGGCGGCGAAACTGCGAAAGCTCCCACGGAGATTAAGCCGCCCAAGGCGGCCGACGCCGGAATGAAGTGGCAGCACACGAAGCCGGGTCCTGACGGACAGGTACAGTGGCGCCAGGTGAAGCAATGAGCGCCGCCGCGCAGTGGCAGGATTATGTCGAGCCGAAGACTAAAGGCGGCAAGGACGAAGAATGGGAAGATGCGGAAGGTACCGCACGCCCAGATTTCTCTCAGAATCCTCCTAGCGGGGTAACCAAGCCGCACATCAAAATGCACTACGATCCTGGCGGCGCGGAACCGGAGGGAATGCCTGGAGTTTCGGAAGGTGCGGGGCTCGCGGAAGGTCTTTCTGATTACGATAAGGCCAGCTTCGGCCAGATGGGTAGCGGCATATCCGATGTGGCGCATGGCCAGATTGCTAAGGGTGGCCATAAGATCATGTCTGGATTCGGCGCAGCCACTGTGCCCGCGCTGGCGCTTGGCGCGCCCGCAATGCTAGCTGCTCCTGCTGCCACTGGCTTGACTCTGGGAGGCGGGTATCTAGGCGGCAAGGTGGCGCGAGGGGTTACTGAAGCTGCGGGGGGTTCTCTTGATCAGGCAGACTTTGCAGGCGATGTAGGCAACCTAGTTGGCGGTGCGGCTGGCCTGAAAGGACCAAAAGTCATCGGAAGCATGATGGATAGTATGGGAATTAAATCTCCACCAATCATGCAACGCGCTGCTCAGAAACTTGTTGCTCCGATGGTCTACGAGAACGTAGGTGAAACGGCCCGTGATCGCACGCTGGGAGCAGTTCCTGAGCGCGGTATTGTGAATGAAGGTCATGTCGGCACCAAAACTCAGCTTGTGGGCAAGATGGATACTCGCATCGGTGAGTTGAAGAATGCGGCGAACCAGATCCTCGACAATCACCCAAACTCGCGCCAGCTAATCAATGCCGAACCGATAGTGGACTCCGTAATCGACTCCGCCGTCAATGAAGCACAGAAGGGTGGCGAGAGCCCCGCGCGCCTTGAAGCGCTGCGAACCGCGCTCAAGACCAAGTATGGCAAGATGCAAGGCACACCGCGGGAAATGAACGACTTGAAGACGGATATTCAAGATCAGGCCATGAATCGAGGGGCCTACAAGAACACTCAACCACAGGAAGCAAGCGTATCGCGGGCGCTGGGCCAAGTCGCCTCTAGACTCCGTGCGGCCGTCGATGAAAAAGTCCCTGAAGCCGCTCAGATCAATCAACGCATTCAGGATCAGATTGATGCTCGTTCTGGCATCCAGAAGAACATCGACAAAGCCCGCGGCGAAGACATCTTCAAGGAAACGGCCAGCAACACTAGCGGACCATTCGGAAAGATTGCACAACGGACGCTTGGATCCGCTCCCGTCCGCACCGGTCTAGCACGCATGTTGAATTTCGGCCACACGCAGGGCGTGCCTGAAGTTGCGCCCTATCAAGGTCCGCAGATCGCTGGCTTATTGCCTGCGAAACCTTCGCCACTTGGTCCGTCCACGGCAACTGGTCCACTGAGCGCACCGCCTAGTACCGTCCTTGAGAATCCAGCGGTCGGCCATACCAGAGCTGAACGCTTAGGTCTCATGCTGCCAGAACACGCCACGCCTGGCCCGACACCGATGGGACCTTCTACGATGACCAATCCGTATAGTCCAGCGCCAGCCTATGACGTAGGGACGGCTCCAGTACGTAAAGGTCTCTTGCTTCCCGAGCGTGCCGGTTCGCCGCACAACCTAGCACCGACGATGATGGGTGGAGCAGAAGGATTCCCCGGGTATGGGCCAGAGGGTCCGCATTATGCGCGACCGATGCAGACAGAGCGTCCCTATCAGCAGGAATCGGCGCAAGAGTTCGAACGCCGCGGGGCTTCGCGTAGTGCCGAAGAAGACGTGAAAACAGATATGGCCAATCATGCTCGGCAAGTCATTCATGATCCAAACTCGACCTATGAGCAGAGAGTTCAGGCCCTCAAGGAATTGCAAGATGCTACGGTCGGGCCTGCGAATGCCGAAAATATAGGCGCAAGAGCGCAGGCTGGGCTCTCTCGAAAGATGTCGCTGAAGCGGCCAGAAGTGGAAACCCCCACAGAAACTCGTAAAGGCGAGAAAGAATTCAGCCCGGAAGAGAGACTGGCGGAACGTAAGCGTCAGGCTGCTCGCGCACGAGGAAAGTAAAAGGAGGCTTATGCCCGCATACAACACTAATCCGCAGACCAAGCCCGCTGTACAGACCGCCGTCCCTGGCCTGCCGTGCTACTTCTGGGGATCGCTCAATCGCCTCGTTGCGCCGACGCGCATGACTCTGATCAGTGGGTCGATCCTGACGAATGTGGCCACGATTGTCGCTCAGGTCATCGAAGGCAATATTCCGGTGGTTGGCCAATTGATCACAGTGATTGGCTCCAATTCCAATTTCAGCGTGACGAACGTGGCCATTGCTACGGTATCAGCGGCTTTGGCTCCCGACACAGGCGTCTACACGATCACCTACGCCAAAACGGCGAGCAACCAGCCTAGCGTTCCCCTGACTGGGCCAGCGATTGCACCGCAGATTGAAATCGGGGAAACATTGGCTAACGGTGCTTCAATTCCATTCGCTCTCCAGTCCAACATTGGACCTAACAACGGAATGGATATCCGTGTCGATGTTACGTTCCCGACGATTCCAACCACAATGAATGTGGATGTGCAGACGGCAATGGTTGACCTTGATTCAGAGTATGTGATTTTGGGCACTGTGTCTTCGGTCGCTGGCAGTACCGTGACTGGACAGTCTCAGATATTCACTGACGTCCGAGCAAATTTCATCCGGTTAAACAACACTACCTTGGCTGGATCTGGAAAAATCATCGGCAAGTTGCTGGTGTAAGCGAGGCTCACTTATGAAAAAAATCTTGTTGCCATTAGTGCTATTGCTGACGGGCATAGCGTCGGGACAAATCACCCAGGCGAACGTGTTTCAATTCCGCTTCCAGCCTGCGGCACAGCATAATCCTCCTGCGAATTCTGCCTATCTCTACGTCTTCAACAACTCTCTTCAGTGCTTGCTCCCAAGTGGAGCAAGCTGCCTAGCAGGAGGTGGTAGCGGCACGGTGACGAATATTGCCACGACGGCTCCTCTCGGTGGAGGGCCGATTACCACAACTGGAACGCTGACTTGTACGACATGCGCCACAACTACGAACGGCGGAGCGTTGACGGCAACAAATCCCATGCGCATCAGCGCGGCTGGAGTGATTGATATTCTGGGTACCGGGCAAGTGGCTGCCTCTGTGATGCCAGCCCTGACTGGAGACGTTACATCGTCGGCGGGCACGGTCGCGACTACGGTTGGCCAAATCTCAGGTGCGGCAATTCCAACTTCTGCTTTCTTTGTTGGCACGAACTCCTCGAAACAATTGATTGCGGCTCAACCGTTTGTGACCAATGCGCAGACGACGACTTATCAGGCAGTGGCTGCGGATTTCACGGGCTGTAAGACGATCACAGTCGCGTCGGGGACGTTCACGGTCACCTTGGTCGCGTCGGGGACTCAACCGGCGAGTGGTCAATGCATAAACGTGGTCAATTACGGTTCTGGAGTTGTGACGATTGCCCGATCTGGGCAGAACATCAACGGCGCGGCGGCTAACTTGACGCTAAATGCTGGTTCTGCATCGGCGCCTACGAGTGTCACGATTACTTCAGATGGGACAAACTATTTTGCCAGCGTCGACGAGGGTACGGTAGGTACAGTCACCAGCGTGGCTACCACATCTCCGATCACTGGTGGAACGATTACCGGGTCCGGAACGCTTGCTTGCGCTACTTGCGTCACGAGTGCGGCTGCTCTGACGAGCAATGCTGTGGTTCTTGGAGGCGGTGGCCAAGCAGCAGCTACCAACACAGCCTTCACCACGAACGGCACCACGACTCTGACGGTCGGAGTTGCTGCTGGTGGAAATGGCATCCTTGCGCTGGCTGGGAACACTTCAGGAACCGCAACGCTGACAGCCCCTGCCGTAGCGGGTACTGCTGGCAATCCTGTTTTAGCTTCCAATGCTCTCCAGCTTCCCGATGGCACACAAGCCCTACCTGCCTCACGCTTGACCACCAGCGCAACAGGCTGGTGGTATGGTTCCAGTGTCCCAGCACATATCTTTGGCACGACTACCACCGATCATATTGGTTTTAAGACGAACGGAACTCAGCTTGGGATGAATTCTACGGGCGCTCTCACTTTTGGCAGCTCTAGCACCTCATTGAACGCCGCGAACATGAACGCAGATACGGCGATTTCTCGTCTCGCCGCTGGCATTCTGGCTGTGGGAGTAAGCGCAACGTCAGGTAGTAAGACTGGACTGCTCCAATCTGGCATGTCCGTATTCGTAACTGCGAACTTCACGACTTCCGGTGTCGGCACGGCGCTCGAAGCGATCACTGGCCTGACAATCACCGTTCCGGCAGTCGCAGCCAATTGGACTTTCCATGCCCACTTGGCCTACTCCCAAGCGGTTGGCACTGCCGCTGTAGCCTTCGGCATTCAGGCCGTGACAAATAATCCTACAAACTGCTTTGCTACTGGTGAGATGTTCACGGCAGCCGGTACGGTCATTACCGGAACATTAGCTACCCTCACCACTACTACAGCTACGAATGTCGTCTCTGGGACTCCGGGCGCAACGGCGACGAACAACGTTGTGGACCTCTACGGAACTTGTGAGCTTGCGGCTTCGGCGAACACGATTCGCATTCTGACCTCGACCGCGACCGCCGCCGACACAGTCACGATTCTGCGTGGCAGTTACTTTGGCTTTAATCCCTAGGAGGATCATGCGAAAACTGCTATGGCTACTGCTGATCTCCTCGGTCGTCTTCATTCCCTTAGCCTATGGGCAGACGCATGTCGCACCTGCTCTTGATCTGCCCAATACGTTCACTGGGCCGAATACTTTCACGAACGTGCTTACGTTGTCAGGTTTGACCGATGGATGCCTGACTGTGGCTTCCGGCATCGTTACCTCTTCGGCGGGTCCTTGCGGCGGTGGCGGAACTCCAGGTGGATCGAATCAACAGATTCAATTCAATAACAATGGGGTCTTCGGCGCTGCGGCTGGACTGACTTCTGACACTTCCGGAAATGTTCTGATGCCGGGGACACTGGGAGTCACCGGTCAGGTCAATGGGACAACTGCCGGATTCACTGGCAATGTTTCAGCCCTAAGCTTCACTACAACCGGTGGCGGAGCGATGCACGTTCATACCGCCTTCGGTGCCACCCCAGCAACGCCGCTCGCAGGACAGAATGGAATTACTTTCGCAAATGACGGAAGCCTCCAGTGTTATCAGAATGGTGGGGCTGTGGGTAATTGCTTTGTTCCTGGTGTTGTGATCAATCCTGCGATCTCGCAAAGCATTGTCCAACCTTCAGTCGGTCGGCCTTCTGAGGGAACGTCCTTCGACGCCAACGTCTTCGCGCAGGTTCGTTACAATGACGCCCTCCAGAAGCAGTTTCCACTCTTCCCGGCAGGGACTATTTCGGTCGGTGTGAATACGATCACGATCAACGCCGTGCGCGGCATCAGCACTTATTCCTGTGTCAGTCCCGGAACAGGCTGCGCGAACACTTTTGGCACGCGAGGCACAACCCAGTATCTCCGCATCGCTGGAACTGGCACTCCAGAGCAAGTAAAAATTGACGGCACGAATTGTGTAGGAGCGAACACTGGCACCTGCACAATCACCTTCACGGCGGCGAATACGCATAGCGCCGGGTACACAGTCAGCAGCGCCACCGGGGGAATCATGGAGGCGCTGGTCGATTCCTACAGCCTCTCCTCGAATAATCCTGTAGGCAGCCGGACCATCGCCTGCAGCCCCTATCCTGAAAATGGCCACTACATTATTTATGCTCAGATCGTTGTGGATGATCTGCCTGCGACGAACTCTCCGCAGACCTTTCTAGAAGGAAATGGTTGCGTCCTTGAAGATGCCGTCTCGGGCGCTCCGATGATCAAGTTGAACAGCAATGCGGTTCATGCAACCATCGAGAATTTCACTTTTGCGACGTTAGTCGGAATCGGGAGAGCGGCGAATGGGACACAAGTTTTCGTCTACGACCAATCCCAGTTGATGCACTTCACCCGTAACCACTTCGCTCTTCCCGCCAACGGAAATGCGGGCACCGATGTAGTGGATACTGTAGTCGAAGTTAACGCCGACCAAAACGCGACCATCGACCTTAATGATTTTGAAGGTGTGCCGATGAAGTGCGACAGCACCTGGTGTGGCCCGATCATCTATGGAGATGCGGTCTCGAACGCGGCCATCGGAATCATTAACGCCAATTACTTCTCCACCAATCAAGACCCATTCAAATGGGATTCCGGCAACGGCGTATCCTTCGCTAACAATGTGTTTCAGAACTGGATTCACTACCCATATAAGTACAAAGGTGGCCTCCTTGCCCCAGCGAATCAAGGAGGTAATTATTACGAGGGCAATTGTAGCCTCATTAACCCTGACTTTATAGACGTTGCCCATAGCAGTACCGGGGCGGGATACTCCTGTAACACAGGCCCACAAGTAGAGACTTCCGGATCACAGACGGAATATTCTCCTTTTCAGGATAGGAATGGCGCAGGATTAGCGCACCGCTTCACGGCCACCGGAGCCAATGTCTATACCTACTACATCGTTGGGCATTCTGGGACGAGCCGGACACGTCCTCTATTCATCGGGGATGCAGCCACAGACGGAACCACCAATTTCAATGTGTTCTATCTCAAGTTCGGCGCGGATACTTACGATATTCTGCGCAGTGGACCGGCAGTCGGGGATGGTACCGACACCTCTCCGTTTGGCACGGCGAATTGGGCTGTAGCTACAGGCCTAGTCTGCTCCGCGAATCCATGTTTTTATCAGGAGACGTTCGCTGCGCCTACGTCTTACAATGTCTCCACCGACAGCGTGACCGTCACCTATACTCCGCCGATTGACTACTGGCCCGTTCCTCTCTTTATCCACGGAAGCTCCACATCGCCATCGACCTACCGAGGCCCCGTCACCACATTTGTGAATGGATCGGCAGTAACCGGCGCAGTCGGCTACTATGATGGAACTTTCACTTCCGAGAGCGGCGGCGAGGAACAACTTACCGGAATGCATGTTCTTCATATGGGGCCTTTGCAGAATGGCGGAACCAGCCATAACCCAGGAGCGATGATTCTTAATCCTGATATACAGACCAACAGCTTCACCGGGTTCAAGGGCCGCATCAACATGCCCAGCTACTCAGTCCCGAACAACGTCTACCTCTCTAACCATGACAACATACTTTACCAGACGTTTGATCCTGATTCGGCCAAGACGATGGCGACTCCAGGACACCAACCGAAGCTTAACGCTGCCGGGACGGACTGCGGCATGGGGTACGACAACAATGCCAGCTATCTGATGTTCATGTGTGGGAATCCGATTAGTTTCTATGTGGCACACAAGCCGGACTCTGGCACGTCGCCTGTTTTCCAATTACTTACTACTGGGGGAAAGACGCGTCTGCAATTTACCTCGACATTGGCCACGGGAACGGCTCCCTTTGCAATCACCAGCACAACGCCAGTACCGAACCTTTCCGCCACGCCAACAACCTACAATGCGGCCGGAACGCAGCAGACAAATGCTCACATCGTGGAAGGAACATGTACGCTCGGAACGAGTTGCGCAATTACTCTGACCGGTGCAGCCGTCTTCACCGGGGCTGCCAGCTACGCCTGTACTGCGGAAGACACAACGGCAATCGCAGCGACACGAGTCGTGCAAGCATCAGGCAGTTCGGTGACATTCACGGGCACTGGGACTGATGTGCTGGTTTATCACTGTGTGGGCAACTAGGAGACGCATGAGAAAATTGCTATGGCTGACACTTTTATCCTCAGCCTTTGCCCAATTCAATGGGACGTTTAGCGGATCCGGAGTGCTGACCACTGATCCCTTGGGCCCTCCGGTAATCATTTCCTTCTCCTGCGTTTCCCCGATCACGAGCGGCCAAACAAGCTCTTGCAATTGGACGGTTACCGGTCAAAGTGTTGCGCCAGGGTCCATCGCAATCAACAATGGCCTCTATTCATGTGGCAGTCCGTGTCCTAGTATAGACAATGCGACAACACCTGCTTCGACTACGACAACCACCTATACCTTAACCGCTTCCAATTCCACGGCGACTGTGAATGTTCCAGTTACGGTAGTTGTTGGATTGACTCCCACGGCCACGATTACTCCTGCTCCGACAGCGATTGATCTCAATACCTGCGGACTGGCTTGCTCAACGACCGTCTCCTGGACGGCAACGAATCAGGATACGATTGACATCCTGCGAGATTCGGATGGCGCTATCAAGTTGCACTGCGTGGTCGCTTGCGGTGGCAGCGGGAGCTTTGTGGATAGCCCACTGACCACTACGACCTATCACATCACCGTAACCGCACTGGGAGGTGCCACGGTCACTACAACGTCCGTGCCGGTAATCGTGACGCCAGTCTCCGGCGGAGGATCTCCTTCTGATACGAACCGCTATGATAACCCGAACAACACATGCAACGGCTTGGTCACCGATGGCGGCGCGGCACCACCGGATAATTGCTTCTATACGGCTCTGGTAGGGACGCCTTCTCCCGGGAAGACTGTGGCCATCCCGGCTGGTTGTTCATCGTTTCCGTGTGTAAACGATTTAGCCACTGTCTTCAACGGTGCTGGCGTGAGTTGCGGAGATACGATCACCATGGCTGCCGGTGCGCTCTGGAATTATACTTCGACGCATACAGCCACGCTGAACTCAAAAGGCTGCGACAACGCGCACTGGATCACTGTTCGCACCTCAACTCCAGACGCCAGCCTTCCTGACCAGAATACTGAGATCACGCCATGCTGGGCCAACATCGCGAGCCTGCCTGGGCGACCGTCATTCTCATGTCCTTTTGGCGGGGCGGCCGCTCTTGTTCCAACTATTTCCATTGACGGATCAAACGCCTTCAATATCGCTTGTGACCATTGCCGATTCATCGGAATACGCTTCACCACTACAGCGTTCCTGCCGAACGGAACTACCCAACTCGTTAACATGACCGGAGCCAATCATGTCGTGTTTGACAGGATGCTCTACTCCGGCACGCCAACCGGGGACACACGGCGCGCGCTCGCGCTGAGTACGAGTCAATGGGTAGCCGTCATCAATTCCTACTTCTGGGATTTCCACTGCCATTCCGGCAATGCTTCACCCTGCAATCAATCTCAAACGATAGGGTTTGGGCTTGGTACGCAGACACTGGCTTCCCCTGCGACTCTCTGTCAAAAGGGTGTATCCGTCGTGCCCCCATGGTCTACAGGCTGTCCTGGGATCTATAAGTTCGTCAATAATTTCATGGAAGCAGCAGGCGAGAATCTATTCTCCGGCGGCGGTGGCGCCAACTATGTTCCACCTGATATCGAGATCCGGCGCAACCACCTTTTCAAGCCGCTCTACTGGAATCAACTTTGTGCGTCCGATCTTGGATGTGGAACTCCGGGCGCCTACGTGAATGGCTCGCCGATTGTCCTGACGAGCATTTTCAGAACGTCTAATTTGGTGGTTGCGGCGCTGCCTACACTGCCAACCGGTGTCACAACCGGTGGTCTCGCGATCGTAACGTTCGCTGGTGTGAGTGATGCCTCTTTCAATGGCAGTTTCCAAGTCACAGTGTCAGGGTCCGGGCCTTACAGCTTGCGCTACGCAAAATCCGGTCCTGATACCGGTGTTCTGACTAGCGGAACGGCAATCATGCCACCGTTTGTGGTCATCAACTGCTTCGAACTGAAGAACGGCGTGCGCGTATTCTTCGAAGGGAATATCTGCGAGAACGGCTGGGGAGGTTTCAGTCAGCAGGGCTATGCCGTACTTCTCTCGCCCAAAAATCAGGTGGGCAACTGTCCGCTCTGCTATGTCTCAGATGTAACAATGCGGTACTTTCCAATGACCGGATTCCCCGCATCGTTTCAGCTCGCAGAGTCGGTGGATCCCGGGTTTACTCCGGCGATCGGCCTCGAGCGAGTTTCGATTCATGATGTGGTTGCGGATGCCAATTTCACCGATGCGAACTCGAGCTCTTACGGGATTGAGATGACGTTCAATTGTGCGGCAGCCGCGGGCATGAACAATATCGTCTTCAATCATCTTTCCTTGGTCAAGGTCCTCAAGGGAGCTTGGCTGATGGGGACGCAGCAAGGCACCTGCAGCTTTCATAACGTGACTTTCAACAACTCGATTATCGACGCTGGCACATTCCCAATGTCGGTGACGTCGACCGGAGACGGCTGCCAGCAATTGAACCCGGCGCATACCCCGCTCGGCATCTTCAATGCTTGCTGGACGCCGACCTATAACTTCTTGAAGAACGCGGTGACAACTTTCTCCGGGACTTGGCCAACCCCTCTGACAACTTTTCCTAGTACCTTAGGGGTATACACCAGTTACAATTCTGGTAATGGCGGGGACTACCGCGTGACTCTAGCGTCAGGGCTTCAGAACGCTGGGACGGATGGGAAGAATGTCGGGGCTGATATCAACAAAATTGCTACCGAGACGGCTGGGATCCAATAAGGGGGAGCGATGCGGACGAAAAACATGCTGAAACTTGGCGGATTCTGCGTAGCGATTATCGTTGGAGTTGTGAGTTTGGCCTATGCCGCGGGAACCCAACTGCAGGGGCCGGTGACGGTTTTGGGCGATCCAGCTAACCCAGGCGTGTTGCGCGCAGAGTTTCAGATTTCCAAGGCCTGCACAAATGCGACGAGCGTGGCGACTACGGCAACGACCCAAGCCACAGTCGTGGTCTGCTCCGACGGTAAAGGAAGCCTCACGCTGTCCATGAACGGCTCTACGCCGGTCAGCATCGGCGGAGTAGGTCCGGTGGGTCCTCAAGGTCCGGCTGGGCCCACAGGGGCGCCTGGGGCGGTAGGAGCGCCGGGCCCGGCAGGCGTGCAGGGTCCTCAAGGGATTCCAGGGACAATGAATGGGCAGACATGTTCGGCGGCATCGTGGTCGATTGGAAGTGCTGGGCTGACTTTGGCGAATATCACCTGCAAATAAGGAGCTAATCATGAGCAGTTTTACCGCTTGGTTTACTTTGGACCATGTCGAGCATGTTGGGTTGGCTATTCCGGTCGTGGCATCAGTGCTGCACACCTTCCTGCCGCCATGGGAGGCCTTTGGAGACTTTCCGACACTCCAGAAGTACTACAAGTTGTTCGTTTATTGTGTCGGCTACGTGGGCCTCAATGCCCGCAGCACGGTCTGGAAGTCACTGTCCACCAACTCTGGCCAGCAGCCCTCGGTAGCCGCTCTTAATGGCTCAGCTACGCAGCCTGTCCCGCCACCCTCGCAGCCACCCACTCAACCCTAATGCCAGAGAACCTCACCGAGCTAGGCGTCGGGGCAGCCGTGGCACTCCTGATCCTCGACAGGGTATTTAACTTCCTGCGGAATGTCCGCAATAACCACGGGAAGGGTAAGACCCCTAGCGCCGGGGAGCTACCACCGGACTATTGGGATCGCCGTTATGACAAGCTGGAGGCGATGCACATGACCAACCTCGAGCTGCTCAAGGAAGTGAAGATCCGGGTGGAGGCGTTAGTCAGATGGAAGGGGGATAGCTGATGGACTCAATTAGCGAACGACGGCTCTCGGAGGTTCATCCGCGACTTGCCAGCCTGATTCGTCAACTCGCCGGACTGCACGCTGCAGAGTTCCCCGACAACGCCCTCCGCGTGACGCAGGGGCTGCGGACGTGGGCAGAGCAGGATGAACTCTACGCCCAGGGACGGACGGCACCTGGCGAGATCGTAACCAAGGCTCCTGCCGGACACTCACAACATAATTTTGGCCTTGCCATTGATATTGTACCGCTGGATAATCATGGTGTTCCTATATGGGACAACACGCTACCAGTTTGGAAGAGGCTAATAGCCCTAGCTCAAGGGTTAGGACTCGAATCAGGGGCTATTTGGAAAACACTGAAGGATTATCCTCATCTACAATTAACGGGCTCTTGGCCCGTCTCGCCAGATGACGCTCAACGATCAGCTTATGCTTCAGGTGGAATCGGAAAAGTCTGGGCTGATTCGGGTCTGCCTAGCATGCCCGACGACATTCAAGACAGTCTGAGCGGCGTCCTTCTCAGAAATATTGCTCTAAGCGTTGTTACAAGCGCGAGTGGAAACGGCTCAAGGTGGGTTGGCAACCACCTGCTGAGATTTTCTGTGTTATCTGCACCACAGTCTTTACTCGTGATCCATTCCATCCAAGAGGGCAGACTTGTAGTAAGTCCTGCTCAAGGCGTTTAGAATATAGGACTCATCGAGGTGCTTACTTTATACGGGCGTCGGCATGGGCTAAGGCTAACCCATCCGCTGTTAAGCAGTATCAGCAGACATCAAGGAATAAGAAGCCTGATTTATATAAAACTATCCGTCGAGTAAAAGAGCAGCGCCGTAATGCCAATATCAAGAAGGCCCCAGGTAATGGTGTTACTCGACAGGAATGGGATTCAATCCGAACTAGCCAAAGAGATCATTGCTGGTGGTGTGGCCAAGAGAAGCCTCTTCACATGGATCATGTTTATCCGATCGTAAAGGGAGGCGCGCACTCGCCGGAGAATATCGTTGGGGCCTGTCAATCCTGTAATTCTAAAAAGCGTGATCGCCTCTGGCCGAGAGAGAATGGGGCGCTGTATGAGGCTACTGGGGTGCCTACGGATGGCGTGGTGAACGCTTAGGCCGCCTCCAGCGCATCCCTTCTGACAATAGTGCACACCGGGCCTTCCGGCAGCACCCTCCAGCCCTCAGGATGGAATGTGACGTACTCGGGGGAGTCGTAGTAGACCATGTCGTCCACAATCGTGCCTAGCTTCCCGTTGAGTGCTCCATGGTAGGCGTTGTTGGTGCCGATGAATTTGAATTGCATGATTACCACTTTCTTATCTTGTCAGCTGACCGGATTGGTTACCGGCCAGTGAGCTACCGTCGCTCTCAACAGCAAGAGCCTTGCGGTTCTTACTGACCCGAGAATTGAACTCGGTCAGCTCACAAGACAGAAAAACCAGGCCACCAGCCTCAGCCAGTGGCCCTCCCTGCTACTGGTATTTGCCAACTACGTTGATTGAAGAAAACACCGTAGACGTGTTGATGACACCGACACATAAGCCAGCCCCTACAGGCCCAAGAATTGAGAATGTAGCAGGCGTAACGTACTTATCTGACGGTTGCCCAACAGCAGGATTCACCGCCAAGCTAGTTCCCCACATAGCCAAGTTCGGCGGTCCGCACGTGCTCTGATTATAGAGATATGCCTGCGTGGCGAGATAGGTCGTTGCCGAAGCGGATGCAATAGAAATGTCGATTCCTGTGATGTTGATAACACATCCGGAAATGGCCGGAATTGGCAGCGACGGGGTGTTTGGGTAAATAGCCGTCAGATGGAATGGGCCGATTGCGGCACAGGTAGCATGGGCAGGCAGGGAACAGACGGTGGCGAGCAACAGGGCGAGCAACAGTTTCATCTTCATGTCTTCGTGGCCTCCTAAGCCACTGGATTGGTGAGTACAACATCACATTGTCCACTCACTTCATTGAGTTTCCGAGAAGTGGCTGAGACAAAGTGGACATCGCAGAGAACGCGTTGCTCAGACCATCGCAGGGTGCCCTTACTCCAGCACCCTTCTTGGTCACACTTCGCTTCTCCATAGAACCTAGAGCCACGATAGTGTGGGTGACCATCTACTTTGTCCACGAGTCCTCCTAGTTTGCAGCAAGCCACGCCTGAGCGTGGGCAATCGTCTCGTCATCAGCCTTGTCAGAGGCTAGGATGGCAGCGGCGATGTTGGCCTTCTCATCACTGGAGAGGCTCATAATCGACTTGAGCGCCAGAAACTCCTTGACCACGAGCGGGCCGAGGCCGGCGATCAGGCCTACGATCTCACTGATTAACTGAGGATTCACTGGGTACCTGCTTTCACTTCTTTGATGGTTGCGAGGACGGTATCGGCCAGAGAATAAATATTGTCCAAGTCCATCTTGAACGTCTGCTGGCTTCGTGGGTTCTTAACGCCCAGCGCTCCGCTGGCAATCGCCGCATCGCCCTCTGCCTTGATCTTATCCAGCAGAGCCGCGATGGAGTCGATGTTTGCCTGAGTGACCACGCTCTGCCCGAGAATCGCGGTGATCTGCTTGTGTAGTTCAGCCACATGCTCGGTGAAGGCAATGATCGGCTTGGCATTGGCGGATGTGAGCACTCCAGTTGTAACGGCCAGCTCCGCCCCCTGTTCGATAGCGTCATTGGCCTGGGCAAAGGCTGCGTTGTAAGTTGTGGCACGTTCCTTCGGCGTGACTGTTCCCGAAGCACGATGGATACAGCCAACCGTTGCCAGTGTGAGTACGAGGGGTAACAATAGTTCTTTCTTCATAGTCCTCCTGATTACTGTTCTTCTGCGTCATCCGCCAGCTTCTCTAGCCGTTGGCGTGTGTAGGATTTGTCTTGTTCGGTGACGATGCCCGCGAGCGTTACCACATCCTTGGCCACCTCCACTGGAAGCATGACCGTATTCACTACTGTTCGAGCAAGTTGTCCAAATAGTTTCATCGCTGTCTCCATGAAACCCCCGTACAGCCCCACTGATAGAAGCCCGACGAAGCTGTGGCACCCCAGCCTGACTGCACGGGGAGGTTGGTTACGCCGCTGGCTTGCCCTGACTCAGCACAAATGCGACAGGCGCAGGAGGCGGAGGCGGCGCAAGAATCGGTACAGTTGCCGAACCCGTGATTACCGTGCTATCCGGCAATGTCGCGCTCGTTGTGAGTGAGAAGCTGGAACCTGGCGTAGCGGTCGCAGCCGCAGTCACCACAGCCGACCTGCCGTCATCCGCAGCAACCACATTCACGGTCGTATCGCTGGAAACCCAGCTTGGCGTTGAACTCCCCGCTGGTAGGGCATCAGCGTTGCCGCTGGCGTCCACAGGCGAGGCGAAGAAGGTATCTGAGGCTCCGGGTTGTAGCCCGGTGATCGTTCCTGCTAGGGGCATATTCTCTCCTTGGGTGATGATTATTCTTACTGGGGTGGGCTCGTCATTGGCCAGAAGTTGGTCGATTTTGATGCCCAAATCCGCTACAGCCTTGATCTGGAAGATGTTCTGCCGGATGATGACCAGAAGCAGCCGCCCATTCGTGCGCTCGGCTCCCTCTAGTTCCTCCGTCTCCTCTTCCAGCCTACGGATATCGCGTTCGATCTGTTGCTCGTCGTCACGGATATTGCCCATCAGTTGTGACTCCTTGGACCCTAGTCTAACCGTTCAGCGCTTGAAAACAAGGGTTTATTCACTTCTTGTCAGTGATGCCGTAGCGCTGGTTGAACTCCTGATACCGTTGATGTCTTGCGTGCTGATCGTCAATCTTGATCCAGATCACGCCAACGAAAAACAAAACTATGCCGAGTTCTATCAGGCCAAACTGTATCCAATCTTTCGTGCTCATCCCATCCTCCGTTCCCGCATCCACTGATTCACATCGCTCATATCCAGCACCCTAGCTCCGTCCGCCAACTTCGCTCCCCACAGATGCCCAGCACACGTACAGCTCAGGACTGAGCACCTATCGCAGTCGTGAGCCTTTTGGGAGCACACGCTCGACATCCGACCCTGCCGGACCTGACGCTTGTACGGCTTGTGATTCATTGTGTTCATCGCGTAGCCTCCGGTATTCCTTCCACTTGGCCCGAGCTTCCCGATACCCATCCCCAGTCTTGATGAAGTGGGCCTTGGCGGATTCCCAAGCGGCTTTGGCGTCAGCTAGCTTCACGCTGCTCACCCCACAACTTGCGGCGACAGTCATGACAGAGCCCGTCTTGCTCACGATCGTCTCCACAATCAGAACAATAGCGTTGCCGATATCTTTCCTCAGACTGACCTTTGCGATATGTAGCCAAGAGCGCTAGGAGATATAGGAGTAAACACCCTACGCCGACTAGAACCTTGGTTATCATCGTTCCCCCCGTAGAATATCTTCCAGCGAAATGATTGCTGCCCACTCCCCATACCCTCGCATCATCGCCGCATCCCAGGAATCGTCGATCTCCGTAGCCCCCTCTGTCTCGGTCTGCTCGGTGAATCCGTAGGCTTCGATGAGGACAGCTTTGCGGGCGGTTATGTCGGAGAGGGCTGCATCGGCAGGAGTACGTCCAGCGTTAAAGGCTGCTTCAACGTCATAATCAACAATCGGTCCTTTCGGATGCGCCTCGCAGTATGGTCGCCAAAAGTCTTCAAACGTGCCTGCGTGGAGACGGTGCTCGTGGGTCATCGGGAAGCCTCGTGAATTCGCAGCGCTTCGCAAGCATTACAGAGGCCCAAAGCATCTTGTAGCGTGTTGCCGTTGGCCAGTGCATGAACATCGAACGTCTCGAAGCAGTGTTGGCAAGTTCTATGTATCAGGAAGTTACCATCTGACCTATATGCATATCCCAGTTGCGTTAGACTCATCCCTTCTCCTCCCCACCAACTCCCCCAGCTTCCCTCTCCCGCCTCAACAACTCCGCCAGAATCTCAGGTAGTTTAGCCCTCCCCTGTTGATTGAATAGCCAGATACGAGCGTCGTGGAGGGCTTTAGCGGCTCCGGCAGAGAATATTGGCCCAGCCGTGCAATCTAACGTCTGACCATCGTCATAGAAGTGCACCCATTTCCCATTTTCAAAACGCGGCGGATCATCAATTCGACAGCAATCGCAAGCTAATTCCCAAGGCTTCCTGTTTGGCGTCTCTTCGAACGACGGCGCAGGGGCTGGAGGCGCAATAGTTCGTTTAATTCCTCCATAGGTAGAGGCTATGTGCGAGGCCAATCCCAGACTTATTGCCTCTCCTGGCGCAGGTGCAAGATGACAATTACATGGCCCAAGACACTTCGGAAAGTCGCACCAATTATCATGCAGACTTTCTAGCGATTCCCCCTTTGCTGGCGTCCCTTGTACCTCAGGGGCAGGCTTTTTCTTGAGCCCATAAAACGTGATTTCCCCGGTCGCGATTTTCCCGCCAACATGCTCGTATCCCAAGAGGTCCATCGCTAGATCGCGAATTTTCATGGCTGCCGAAACTACTTCATCACTTGGCGGTGCATTTTCTTTGCTGGGTGTGGCTTCTGAGGGAACGCCGGGAGGTGGAGCTTCACTTCCGTCGATGAAGATACGACTTCCGGGTGGATAATTGCTGGCTATCGTGAAGTCGGTTGGCTTACTCGCAACTGTGCCACTAGGACGACGGTGCCAATGACCTACCGCATACCCACTAGGACCCGCAGAATCCTTCCCACACCCACAGGCACACTTGGTGACTCCTCCCTTCACCGGCGCGGCCTCTTGTCTGTCCTCCAGCGCAGCCCGCGCCATCCAGCCCTCCCAAGCCGATTGCACGAACGGACTTTCGTAGACTCCGGGAAGTACGCGCTCCATCGTGAATACTTTGAATCCCGGTTTCTTGGCTACCGCCGCTTCAAACCTTTTTCGTTCTTCCTCTACTCCGTAGGCCATCACTTATTCCTTTCCGCCGCCATGCCCGCGCAGAACGCCGCCCAGAGACGGTTCTCCAGATATTCCGGCGCTTTCAAGGTCTCGAAAGTCGCGCACCGCCTACCTTCTTCCGACTCAATCCAATCCGGCCACGGGCCACGAGATTTCGGATTCCTCTTCGGCTTCTCAAATTGGCTTCGTTCCTCAGAGGATCGGTCAGTCATCACTTCACCGCCTTTAAATTCCAAGATTCAATCAATTCGTGTTCTTTCCTTTCATTTAGTTCGCCGAGTTGCGCCGCGATTTCCCAGAGAGCCTGCATACAGTGCATGGTAGCGCTGAGTTGGACGCTGACGGGATTGTTGTGAGCCTTGAGGCCCTCATCCATCTGCACAAATACTTTGGCGCTGTGATCGCGCATTTCCTTAGGTGTCAAATCAGGCATGGGGGACCTCCAGAGCTTTGCGGCGTTCTTCGATTGGCATGTTCCAAAGTTTCATAAAGCATTCATAGCTAATGTCGGTCGTGATCGTGCTATAACTGTGCCCTCTCGCGCATCTTCCACAAACCGGGCAGGCATTCTTCGGTCGGTTATTGGGCATCTACAACCTCCACGGGTTCGTAATTCGCCGCTTAGCGGACATATCCCTCTCCGTCTAATTGCGGCGACCTTGAATATCCTTTCTCGTCCTTCGAAAGTGCCGGTCGTGTGGCGGCTAAGCCGTGCTTAGGGCAATCTTCCACGTCGGCGTACATCGAACATAAGCAGTCCTTGGTGATTGCGTCGGCATGGTCTCCGCAGGCGTAAATGATATCCACGACTTTCTGCCATTTCTCGCGCATCTCCGGCGTGAGCGATTCCGGGTCAGGAACCAAGCCATTTAATGCTGCGCCTAACTTCCCGGAAAGAAGGAGAGCCTTGTCCTGAAGTTCACACATATGCCTTAATTTGGCGTTTTCTGCTGCTAATTCAGTAGTGAGTGAATCGGCGAATTCTGCGGCATCGTGAGGGCCAAAGAGATCGCGACATAAAAGTTTCTGTAATTCTTGCGCCTTCTCCAGCGTTGTCTTACCTGCTTCTGTCATAGGAACTCAGCCTTTGCTAGCGCATTCTGGGCGCGAACGCCTATGCCGTCCTTGAGTCCGATGTGCTTGAATTCGGCCTCCAACTTAAGCGATAAATTTGGAACTTGGGCGATGACGCGAAACGCCGCCGCCAGAGCTTCGCGCATCTCGGCTAGGTATTGATACAGTTCTGGAGCTGAGGAGATCAGGGCAGCATTGGCTTTAATGCACGGTGTCTCGGTACCGCGATCCAAACATTCGGCGATAGCGATTCCGTGATCTTCCATCACTAGAACAATTCCCGATGTTGTGCTCGCGTGCCAAGGCCCCGGTGTCCACTTCGTCGTCGCCATTTTGTTTCCTCCCTCAGCTAAGACAGGTTAGTCAGGCTGCTTCCCTAGAAGGCGGGTCTACTGGCGCGTATAGCCTGCGCCAAAACTCTGGCTGCCATGCAAGTACGCCGCGATTTCCGCAATGATCAACCGCATACCACTTGTCTCGGAAAGTCGCCCAGCACGAAAGCTGGTAAACAAAGACGATCTCTCCGTGTGGTGGAGTGTACCTAGCGGCGTCGTGCCATTCGTATGGCGCAGGATACTTCATTTTTCCTGTCCTCCCTTGCTGAGAATGAATCGCGGGGTCCGGGGCTCAGGCTCGATGTAACCGTCCAACTACCGGACTTCCTTTTCAGGCTCTAGCGCATCCCTTCCACGCTGCCCCACGAACTTGGTGCGGGACCCCAGTACTGGAAGCATCCATCCAGCCATGCAGCCCTCTGTTTCTACCCGCTTATACGTTCTGAGGGCCGGGGATTTCGTTAGTTTACCGTCGAGGTCCCGTTGGTAATAAAATACGAAGTCACTCGGCGAGTTCCACCACGCCCTCCGCCCTCGCTGTGAATCAAGGTTGCGATATATTGCACAGTCGTCCCCGAGAACAGACTGCCATCGGTACAGGTTCCGCTGAACGACGCCGTGACCTGCCCGTCAGCGTAGGTCCCTGACATCGCCCCAGAGCATTCCAAGCCGCCTGTGGAGCTGTAGAGGCTGAAAGTGGGTGCTGGCCAGCCAACGTAGATAGGATCGGAGAAGCTCCCCGCGTAGAAGTTGGACAGAGCAATCGAACCACCGGCAATTGGCGCTTGGCAGCTTGTGGTAGGGGCTACGTAAGGCCCGTGCGTCAGGTAAGCGCAGTACTGACCCTGGCCGTTAGGGATGGTGGTCTGACCGGATGCGTTCAAGCTTACGAACGCGAGGAGGAGGGCTGAGAGGTACTTCATTGTGATGCTCCTTGTGTTGCGATTTGACTGCTAAACTTTAGAACAACTCTTCGGCCGTGGGCGGTTGATCTTTGTAGACTCCGACGCCGACCACCTCGATCAGCTTGACCATGTTCCAATATCCCTTGTCGTTCTTCGCCATCTCTGCCGTGCAGAGCTTGTCTTTGCCGGCCAGGAGATACGAATGGTACTTCTTGTCGAAGACGTTGCAGGTGAATGGAACCTTGTCGTCACCCACAGCGTTGATCTGAACATAGGTCTCGGTTGAGTTCTTCTTCGGTTTCTCGGCGGCCGAAATGATCTTGAAAATCATAGCGGTAGTTGCCGGCTTGCTGACAACCTCGCCTTCCACTACAGGTGCTTCTTTTGCGGCTGCTGGTTTGGCGAACTCGCAGTCCGGAAGATGGCTGCCGATTGCTCGACACTTTCCGCACATGACATCGCCCTGGACGCCTCCCTGGGCCTTTGCCTGAGCTTTGGCTGCTTTCTTGTCCTGCCGCTGCTGTTGGACGGCACCTTCCGGTAGGTCTTCCAAATCCTGCTCAAACATACTGGAAGCTCCGGTCACGGTAAGCGTAGCATCAATTTGTGCGCGCTTCTTTGCCATCTTCAGGATTGTGTTAGCGAGGTCGGCCGGCTCTTGGCGTACCTGCATCTGTGTAGATTCCTTGCCTTCGTAGGTCTTGTAGATCGTGCGTCGACGGCTAGGGTCGGTGTTATCAAATTCTGCCTTCGACCAGCACTGCTTCCACTTGTACTTGGTTTCGTTTGTGGAAGCCTCCCCAATGCCGGATCCTAGAAACTCCTGTGTCAAAACATTACTGAGACGTGCAGTGACACGGAAACGGAAGACGTCATCTGCCGAAAGATCTTCCACGATAGGATCCACGGCGATCTGGAACATGGCCAGAATTTGCTCACTGCCTGACTTCCAGAGACTCGGCTTCGCGTTCTTCCCGAGACCTGGAATGACGCCATAATCAACATCTTTTTTCAGGACCTTGTCGAGGAGTTGCTGAATAGCTTCAAGCCGCTGGCTTACTTGTGCCGGTGACTGCCATTGCGTGATTTGATTCGACTGCTGTACAAGTGCCTGTGTGCTCACTTAGTCCTCCCGGCCAAAATTGGTTTGTTGCGTGCGATTACGCCCGGCACAGCCATGGTCAGCTTAAGCGCTGACGCCGTCTTATCCAGAGCCGATTGATTCGGCATGACGAATTCGGTTGACGCCTTACCTGCCGCGATGGCTCGGCACAGGGCTTTGATGTCGGTGACTTCGGCGACCCAATGGTCTCGCGATGAAACTCCAGCGGCACGTTGATAACTAGGTGCAAGGACTGGCGCCACGGCGACCGGCGGGGCCTCCATGATGGCGGTAACCTGCTCTTCGTCAGCACCGGCCTGCTCCGCTGCCACGGCTGCGGCAAGATTGCGCTCGCGCTCCAGTCGCTCTGCTTCTTCCTGAGCCTTCCGCTGTGCCGCCTGCCTGATACGCTCTTGCTCCTGATCCCAAGTCAGGATGGCCGACTTCAATTGACGTTCCGCAGCCTCGAGCGGCTTGTCCCCATCCGCTTTCTTTTGCAAAATGCCGTCGTAGACGTCATAGGCCTGTTTGCGAAGAGGCTCCCAATAATCAAACCAGCGCTTGCGCATCGGCTTGACCACTTCAATAAGCAGGTGCGCAGCATTATCGTAAGAAGGCTGGTCGACGACCTTGACCAATTGCACCTGCTGCTGCACGGTTAAAGCTTCCGACTTTAGTTCTTTCTCCTGCTCAACGACTTCAGCCACGGGTGTTTTCCTTTCGGCGGGCAATATCTCGCGCGATCCTTCGGGCGATCTTGCGCGTCATACCTTCGGCCCATGAGTAGGCACCGTGGCCGTGTCTTTCTTTCAACTGAGAGAAAATGCTATGAAAGCGCTGGTGATACGTATTTGATTTCGGCATTCGCTTTTCCCTTTGCTCGAACAAAAGTAGAGTAGTCTCGGTCGAAGTCTTCCCGGGGGAACTCTTTGACACTGTAGGTTCCATCTGGTTTCAACAACACGGCAATCCTACGCAGATACCGCGCCAACTGCACGCTCTGCATCCAGCCAACGCTATAGGCCGATAGCTGATATCGAACCCAGTCCTGTATCGGCCCATGGCCGGTCTTCAAGTCGATCAACGCATGACTGCCAGTCGGGTGCATCGTACTCGCTGGGAATGTTCCAACGCGATCCATAATGCCAGCAGCGTTATCCCAAGTGAAAATGTGCTCAATCGCGATAGGTTTGAATCCGGTCGCCTTTTTCCAGTCGTTCCAGCCCTTGCGAAACGGCCGCAATGCCTTCGGTACCATCCGGTAGTTCAATGCGCCTTGGTCCTCAAGCTGCGTCATCCAATGCACCGAACTGCCGCGCTTCATCCCGCGGTCCCTGAATTCTGCCGGCACGCAGGAGTAATCACAAAGTTCCGCTGCTGCTAGGATCTGAGTGACTGACCTTACCCGCGTGCCGTCTCCCGGCCGAGTGAACGTGTGTGTGGCCGGATCGAAGTTTATTGCGAGACTCATTTTTTCCTGAAGTCCGTTGCGTTCGGGCAAGTTCCCCAATGAGGCACGCAATCTCCGCCTGGCTCAACGTCCATCGGCATCATCTTGCCCTTCGGCGTGCGGTACCACTCGATTGGCGCACCGCACGCCTTACAGTTGGAGTCGTTCTCGAAGACGTATCCAGCCTTCCGGAGTTCGTCGATTGTTTCAGGGAAGGGCATTACGACTCCTCAGTTTCTTCCTCTTCGTCCTCGGAGTCTTCGGCTTCGTTGGCCGCATCCTGGGCGTCATCTTCGGCTTGCTCAAATCCGGAGTCGCCGACTTCGGCCTCTTCCTCGTCATCCTTCCGCGAGCTGATCACGACTTTGATCTTTTCCTTCTCGACGGTCAGGGTGATCGAAACTGGGCCATACTTGTAAACCGTGCGCTTGTGCTTGTGCATCAGTCGCATCAGGCTAGCTTTGGCATCGATCTCAGGTTTCTGAGCTTCGATGCGCTTGTCTCGGCAGGCTGCATACTCCAGAGCTGCCTCATGCAAGTCTTGCAACTTGCGATTGCGCATACCCGGCAATGCCGGTTGCTTGACGTCTTTCTTGCCTTTCTTCTTTCCTGCCATGTTACCTCCGAAATCCAATGTTGGACGTTACAAATTCTTCAGCGACAACTGGCCGCCACTCTCGATGAGCAAGCCTTGGCGCAGCAAGACCGCAATGACATTCTTGGTGCAGTTGGAATAGTCCATCCGCATCGCAGCCGCTAACTGTGTGCGCTTGAGCGATCCTTGCGCCAAGAAAATGTCGATGGCCTCAGCCTGCCTCGGCGGGAGGCGCTTCTTGATGCCCTCCCACTTGCTAGGCCCGGCAGCGCTCTCCGTCGTCGCAAGATCAAACTTGCCCGATGCGACATGCCGAAGGGACTGCGCCAAGAGATTGAGCAGGCCGACCACCGCCTCTCGCTGGGCTCGGTCCTGCATGGCCTCAAGGTCTACGATGCGAACTTCAATCGCGGAGACGCGGCGTTCGATTTCAGTCTCTGGTTCGACGTAGTCCTGCCGTCCTGCAAGCAGTGGCTGAGTCATTTCGCCTCCGACGCCTGCGCGGTCAACTGTGCTTTGAACGCTGTGGTCATAACACGCTCCAGAATCGCCGGTATACCCACGCGCTCCAGACCACGGAAATGAGCCAGAGCTGAACGCACAGCAGCCAAGTTCTGTCGAGCATCCGAGAAACGATCGCAAGGAATGCAGTTATCATGCTGTTGTGCGTTATCCCCTAAAACCCAGGCGCGGGCTTTCTTGCGGTACTCGCCAAGCTTGTGGAACATCTGGATGTCGCCGCCTGAGCCGTTTGCTACTCGGTCAGGATGGTGAATCCCAACAAGGACCCGGTATGCTGAGTCGATTTCTTCCAGCGAGGGAGCTGGGTTGTCGAGTTTGAGTCCCGTCTGCCAAGAGAAGTCTGATGCGGGCTTCATTGAGAACCAGACAGCCACGCCAGGGTCAAGGCGTTCCTTGCCGGCATCATTGCGCGAGATCGTGACAGCATTGGCTCCCATGCGCTTCAACTCGGCAATGACAGCTTCCCGATAATGGGAGAACGGCTTCTTCCACGAGGCCATTGTGCGCCGCTGGTCGATTAGAGTGCGGCTCCATCCTTCTGGCCATTTCAGGGGAATCTGATCTTCGACTTCCAACTGCTTCATTTCTTCACCTTCAACCCATCCCTCAAGGCGCGGCGGAGAACCTGAGCAACGGTACGCTCCTCCAGTTGCGCCTTCTTCCTCACAGCCTCCATTAGGCTGATCGGGATTCTCGTGGTCACCGTTTCAGTTTGTTCTTTCATGAGTGCAAACATTACCGCCGTTATTAAAAGTTGTCAAGCGTTATTCGATTTTTCTTGCATTTATTTTCAAACAGCGGTATACCTGCTTTCAGCGAAGCAAGCCTGGAGGACTGCCGCTGCCGGAATCTGAAGGGGAAGAGGCGGCGGCAGTCTATTGTTGTGGCTCTCTAGCGGAGGTAATCTTATGCGCGGGCTGTAACAACCCTAAATCGCGTACACACGAAAACATCGGGAGTACCAAAGTAACTGTTAACCCAGCGTCCAGAGGCGCTGGGTTTTCACTTGACAGCACGTTTCAGGTTGCGCTACAAAAGAAATTGCTCTCGCCCAAGAGAGTTTCGCCCCAAGGCAGCCGATTAGGCCCGGCTGCTGCGGGGCACTAAAGGCCTAACAATTGCAGAAGCCACCGATTATTGGCGAACGTTTTGTAAAGATGCCCCAAGAAATATGGGACGAAAACATCACCCTTAGCCTCTGTGAATTCCGCCTACTCGGCTATCTCCTACGCCATCAACTCCGCACGAAAAACGAGAAAGTTTTGGTCTCTCAGGACGAGCTTCTGCATGGTCGACGCCGCAAGGATGGATCGCGAATTGACCAAGGATGTGGCATTGGAAACGCCAGGAATCTAATCAAGGCACGCATTAGCCTCGAGGAACGGGGTTGGCTGCACATCCACAAGGGCGAACTCCATAATTCGCCACTTATCTATGAGGCTCTTTCCAGGGATATCGACGAGGAAGACGGTAGTGTCGAAACGATACCACCTGGTAGTGTCGAAACGATACCGAAGCAGTTGCTTTTCGACACTACTTCCAGTGTCGAAACGACACCAGTAATATCTAAGGAAGTAGAAGAACTTAAGAAGAAGGTAGTAGAAGGTACTTCTCTCCCAAGTTGGGTTCCTTCTAGAGAATTCAACAACTGGGTAGAGAACAGAAAAGCTCTACGAAAACCACTCACCCCACATGCGCGTGATTTGGCGATCAAGGACCTCGAAAAACTTCGGACGGAGGGCGAGAATTTAGTGGAGGTGATCAACCTAGCTATCCTCAAAGGTTGGACTAGCTTCTACTCGGCGAAAGGCCGATATGGTACAACGCGAGCTTTAACCGCTGCGGACATCGCCCCCTACGATCCCCATAAGAACGATCCCAGCCGCAAGGTTCTACCGCGCGCTGGCGATACTTTCAGCGCGCGAGGAGTCCGGTAGGTGACCGACGTCCTCCATGAACGTGCCCTGCTCGGCGGTATCCTCCTCAACCCAGACGCAATCTACCAGTGCTCAGTCCTGAAGCCGGAAGACTTTGAGACCTTCGACCACCGGCGCGTGTTTTCGGCGATGCGCGAAATTGCCATGGTTGCGGATGTCATCGACCTGGTGACGCTCGGCGCCAAACTTCACAAGGCGGACGACCCCTCGCTGATAAGTGCCCTGCTGGACGGCATCCCTGACCGCCAGAACGTCGATACGTACGTCCGGATGGTTGTGGACTCCTCGCGGCGCCGGGCGCTCAGGCGGGCAGGCAACGCGATTGTGGCCCAATGTGACGATCCTGCCGAATCGACGGCGGATTGCATGGAAGTTGCTGCCAGCAAGATTCTCAACATTGCCGCCGACCGCGAATCGGGGGATACCGTAGTCGTCGGCGATACGCTGGCAGCCGTGCACACGTCCCTCACCGAACGTGCCGCACGGCCTGCCGGTGAAACTATGGGGTTGTCAACTGGGATACCCACCTTGGATGCCTACATCGGCGGGATCGGTGACGAGTATGTGATTGTGGGCGGCTATCCAAACGAAGGCAAGACGGTGCTTGTGGCACAGATTGTAGTCGAGGCAGCCAGGCGCTATCTGCCTGTGTTGTGGTTCTCGGCTGAGATGAACCGGCGCAAGGTAGTGCTCAGGATGATTCCCCAGCTCGCCGACGGCTTGGTCACTGGAGAAATGCTGCGTGATCCGCGGAAGATGGGCACCGTAGAACTCCAGGAACTTGACCGAACGCGCGGCATCATGCAAGACTGGCCGATTTTCATCAACGACAAAGTTGGGATGGATGGCGACACGCTCTACTCGCACGCCATGGCCATGAAAGAGCGGCATGGGATCGTGCTCATCGTGGCCGACTACCTTCAACGCTTCCGCGGCAAAGGCGACAATACGACAGAGCGCATTGCAAACCTCACGAGCATGTTTGGCAGGCTGCAGAAGACACTCCGGATACCGGTAGTAGTCGTCTCCAACCTTGCGCGGAATATCGAGAAGGCCAAGCGGCGCCCGCGCATCTACGATCTGAAGGGCTCAGGTGATATCGAGTACGATGCCGACGTGATTCTAATGCCGTTCCGCCCGGAGGACGAGCAAGGCGCATTCACGTACAAAGACGAAATCATCATCGGCAAGCACCGCGACGCGCAAATAGGCTCCGTGCCTGTTGAATTTCATAACCCTACGTTAACGTTCAAGGAGCGGTAGATGAATGGCCATTTTGAACTGACGAATCCGACCGATACCCTGATAATGGAAATTTCCCTGCCTGAAATCAAGCAGCCAAGTCTAGCTCTGACCTATGCGATGGCCCTGTGCTGCTCCGCTAAGACCGACTGGCGCGCAGTCAATCAAGCGATCATCGCGCGCTGGAGTTTTTCCGGTCTCGAACGCGTCAAGAAGCTTGCGTGGAAGCGTGTTGAGTCCAGAAAGCTCCACGCATGAGCACTCAGGCAATCAATGGCCTCGCCGGTGAAGTGGTGATGCCGCTCGAAGATGTGGCGCTGTATCATGACAGCCGAGTCCGTGAGATCGATCGCCAGGTCCGCGAGTCATGGTCAGAGCTCGCCGCTATCTGCACTCAGGTGAAGGATCGCCAGGAGTGGAAACTGCTCCCCTCACGTCCAAGTTTGGATGTAAATGGGAATCCTCAAGCCGTGCCCTACCACTCATTCGACGATTGGCTCGCGGATGCCGCGCCGGTCTGCCGGTCGACAATCTACACGGGCATGGGCGTGTTGAGCGTACTCGCCGCGGATGTGGCGCCAGCAGACTTGGCAGGCATGGAAATTGGCAATGCGAAGATGCTGGTCGGGGTCTCGTCGAGCGTTCGCCAGGACCCAGAAGTTATTGAGGCGGCCAAGGGTGGTCGGCATACCCGCAAGTTGCGCGATATAGTCCGCGCGAAGTATCCGGACCAACTCATCGAAGAGACACATGTGTTGAAAGTAGCCTTTGAGATGTCGGCTTGGGAGAACACAGTGGCGCCGGAGATTGAGGCGTATCGCGCGGAGAACGAAGACCCCGGAATGTCCTTGGCTGCAGTGATTGAGGGGATGTGCATTGAGCGGCGCCTGACGCGGAGTCTGGAAAAGGGGCTCGCTTGATTCCGGTGACAGTCGACAACACCTACCGACTTTTCGATGATGGCCGCCAAAAATGCCTGCAGACGCCAAAGGGGAAAGCTGAGTACGCTCATCGACGTGAGGCAATGGCTATGCGACAGATGTGGATTTGCGCCTGCGGCTGCGGTCGGCCCATGATGCGCACAATGGGCTTTGCCAGCTCGATAACGTTCCAGCACGACAAGCTACGCGGCAAGGATATCGACGAGCGCATTGTCGATGCCGATGGTGGGTGGTTGAATTGCGCTATGCGATGGGACTGTAACGGAGCGATGGGTAGTCGGCGGAGGTTAACAGCATGAAATTCACGGTAGTTGGTACACCAATCCCCCAAGGATCGCTCAAGGCCTTCATGCCGAAAGGCTGGACTCGGCCTGTGCTCACGGCCGACAACAAGAAAACTAAACCGTGGCGGCAGCTAGTGGCTGTCGCGTGCCAGCGCGAGCTTCGCGGGGATTTGCCGGCGGGCAATGGTGTGCCGATGCGCGTTGAGTTGGAGTTTTACTTCGATCGGCCGCAATCGGTGAAGAAGTGGGCCGACAAGACTACAAAGCCTGATATCGATAAACTTGCGAGATCGATTTTGGATGCCTTGACCGGTGTGGCCTTTGAGGACGATTCACAAGTTACTGAGCTGCGCTGCGTGAAAGCCTTTGGGAGCCCGGCACGGGTAGAGATAGTGGTCGAGGAGGCTTTACCGCCGGCAGTGAGGCTTGCACCAGTGCAAGAGGCGTTACCGCTCCCCTTCTGAACCATGGTACCATACGCGCCAGCAGGCGCCACGCTGCGCGCCAGGCTCGGACGGCGGGTTCTAAGTCAGACGAAAAGGACCATAGTGATCGCAAGAATCGCAAGATGTGAGAGAGTGAGTCGCTTGGTAGATTTGACGCCAACTTCTTACTGGGATTCTTTGTAAACTCTCCATAAGCCAGCATTGTGCGGATAGCCTCGTTTTTCCCTAATATTCTCAACTCCCCTCGAACCCAGATTGTGTCCCAAATTACACGCATCATGCCCTCCGTCTCGCCAGTTTGCGCGCAAACTCTTCGAATGACAGCATGGAGCCCCTGAGGATGTCCCCGCGCTCGATGATCGCCTTTGCCAGGGCGTGCACATCGTCTCGCGGTTCGTTCTCTCTTGGGAGATATGTTCGGGATGGCTTCTTCTTCGGCAGGTTGGTGCGCTCCCTGAGCTGGCGCTCGGCAAGATCCATATGCTTTTTGGTGTCTGATCCTGCTTTGCAAAGTGTACAGTAGCCTGAAGTGTAGGGCTTTCCGCTGGGCGCCAAGTGTTTCAGTATCTTTCGAGCGCCGTAGATGGTCAGATCATGGCCAAAGTTGCAGTGCGTTTTCCTATTTCTTCCCATTAAACTCCCTTTGGCGCTTGAGTATCTTACTCACGGTCGCACTGTGCCAGCGTTTGCCGTGCCTTGTCTTAAAGCCCACGTGATTTAAGTTGACGGCAATATGTGAGGGGCTCGCTCCGGCCTTTGCGTGCGTCAGCATATATCGCAGTGCTTCGTCTTCACCTAGCTTACTTCCAAACGGGAGAACACCTTCGGCACGCTCGCCCGTCGCCCGCTTTCGGGCTCGTGCCGCCAATAGCTTGCTGACAATCATGGAGCGCTCGTACTGCGCAAAAATGCCGAGAATCTGCCGAATGAGCGTGCGCGTTGGGTCGGTTCCGCATAGGTCATCCTCGCCGGCAGTGGCCGACTTGAGTTCGATGCCGTTGTTCTTGAAGTCAGCGAGGATGGTTTCTTGGATCAAGATGTCACGCGCGAGTCGGTCCAAGCGTTCCACGATGACGGTACGCACGCCATTGGATACTAGCTTGGCGCGCATCTCGCGAAACTCTGGGCGCCCGTCAAGGTCGGTACCGGTGTGAGACTCCACATACCAGTCTTCAATCTGCATGAAATTTCGCCGTGCGAACTCTTCGATGGCAAGGCGCTGGCGTTCGGGCCCGTCGCCGGCCATTTGGCCAATCCCGGAGCATCTGACATATCCGAAGGCTGGCGTCATTTCTGCCACTCCCAGATTGCGATTGCCCATGTGGTTAGTAGCAAGAGTGCCGCAGTAAGAGCGGCATACTCACACGCTCCCCAAGGCTGGCCCGCCAGCGGTCGCCGCGCGACGGGTTCTGTGTAGGCTCTACTCGGCCGCTCCTGCTGACTTACTCCATGCGGCTCCATGAGGATTAGTTTGCGTTTCCACTGCTCGAACTCATGGTTACGCATTGCCAGGCTTCCCGTACTGCAGGAGAATCTGCGCCATTTCCGTGTCTTCCCAGAGGCGGATAAATCCCTGCACGACTTCCAAAGGAACTGCGGCATACTCGACGAAGGGGTCAATAACGCGCCGGGTTTCGACTTCGGGGTTCTCTTGGAGAAACTGCTCCATGATCGCGGCCTGTTGAATTCGCTGCGCGATCTCTAATTGCTTTTCAAAGCATTCTTCTTTCGTCATTTGAGACCCCTATGTCCAATGTTGGATGTAACTGCCTCGACCATGAATCCGTCTTGCCGTGCGCACCAACGATGCCAAAGGCATAATTGGATATTCACGATTGTTAGTCCGCCTGAGACGATGCATTCCTGCACCGTCCAACCGGAATTGCTGCAAATGTGCTGCGCGTTTCTTTCGTCGTAAGCTTGGCAGGTCACAACGCTCCTGAGACGTCGCCGCGGATCAAAGCTCGCAGCAACACAAACCCGATAATAAGGCCCGGCACGATTGCCGGCGCCAAAATGAGCCATTCAATACCACGCATGGGGATGCGCTCCTATTCTGAATTAGTGCCAAGGCTTACGTACCTTGGCTGCCGGATACCGTCCGGACGTTTCCTTGGCCCGGAAATAGGCCGTGGGGGAAAGTCAAATTTCGCTTTGCCTTCCATATTCCATCGCATTTGGTACACTCTGGCAGGTGACCACATGGATAAAGCAGACTACCGCAGAGCATGGAAGGTCAAACGTAAGGCGAGAGGCCTGTGCTTCCAGTGCCCGGAGCCAGCCCGAAAAGGTAACAATTTGTGTGCAGAATGCATAAGCAAGGCGCGACCACATCAGCGTAAATCTAACCTTAAGCGCACGAGTGCACGCTTGCAGTGGCAGCGCACGAAGTCCGCAGAACGTAAAGCGATTGTGTTTGCGCATTACGGAAACAAGTGTGTGTGTTGCGGCGAGGCTGGCCAAGAGTTCTTGACTATTGATCATGCCGAACGCAACGGTAGCAGCGATCCGCGATGCCATTACCCAGGACAACCGAAGCGGTACCGTGTGACTGGTGGTCGGTGGTATCACGTAATCATTAAGCTGGGATTTCCCATTGACCTGCGACTGTTGTGTTGGAACTGCAACCATGCTGAGCACATTTATGGAACGTGCCCACATCAGCGCCCATAAGTCGCCGACCGCTTGCGGCATGTACTTGTCGGAAAGGGACTGCGGGAAAACTAAACCTGCTTGACTCATGTTCTTTCGCTCCTGCCTCTGGTAGAGGCTTTGTACTTCCCTAGGGCCCGCACGCGAACCCTAAGACTGCACAAAGGCTTTAGCTTTGCGAGACGACCGCATCCAACAAGGAACTACCAGTACTCGGCGCATCCCGGTAGGTTGTGGCGTATACCGCAGGATTGCCGACAGTGGCTTCCAAGAGCACACTCAAAGCCTGAGTCTTGAGTGCATCCCCTGTACCGAATACCGCACCTTGCGCGCGCACTTGGTCTACGCTCAACCCGTTTGTCTTTTCCGTCATGCGTCTCAATTGCTACCATCCCCTGCTCGCGGTTAAACGTCATGATGTCTTGCAGCGTCACGGGCCAATCCAGATGCGCAAGCTTCATAGCTTCCGCCCAGGTTGCGGCATTCTCGGTGCGCTGCCCAAGGTGATGCCAAGCAGCCTCGCGGCCGCCTACACAGAACATTGCACGTTCGCCATCAATTGTTGCCAGATTGTGAGCCATTGTTTTTCTCCTGCCCTTGGTGGGGCTTATTGAAGGGTTGAGCCCTTCCCACGCGCGTCCTGCATCCAACCTTGGACGCGCCTAGACTGGACTAACGCTGATTCTTTGCCGCGTCCTCGTACTGCGATTGGCCGTGAAGTACTTCGGATTCGGCTGGGGTATCGAAGTAGATTCCCTTTGCGTCCCCATTGTCCCAACACTCTACCGCGCGTACTTCAATCGCTTGGAAGCCAAGCTTTACCGTCAAGTCTCGCTCAAACAGCCCTAAAGCAATTTCGGCGGCTTCTCGAGTGCTGTAGAAGTTCCTACCTTGATTCGCAAACACTAGTGTGCGCAAACCATCTTTCCCTAAGTGCGTTAAAGTGAATTGGATCATTGGCTGCTCCTAGACGTTGGTTGCGTCTTGCATTGAAATTAAACGCAGTCCGTATAATTGTCAACGGAAATCGTACTTGACGCGTAAAATAAACTGCTCTACTCTCTAAAGCACCATGATTCAACAGGTTTCCATCCCTGCCTTCCGTTGCAACTGCGGTCACACTTGGCCCGCCAAAGGCCAGGAAGACCCCAAGCGCTGCCCTAGGTGTCAATGCAAGGCGAATGTTGTTAAAGGCCAACTCCGAGCTGGCAGGCCTGCTAAGGGCAAGACTAAGGCGACCGCTTCCTAAGCGCTGCAGCCTGACAAATTTGTCGCAGCGTCATAATTTCGGTTCACTGTGTCTCATAACTCCCTGACAAGTGTGGACAAAATGTCCCAGTTTGCGCCCATTAGCCAGAATCGGCACAGCGCGCCAGGTCGCCACTCGCCTGCCCGTGGAGCATCATACTTGCCGATCTGAGTTAAACTACCGTTCTATCAGTCACTTACAGAATCGCTGTAGATTCGCAGCCGATTCGCGGGCGATGCGCAAACCCACAACGCGGCCCGCGCCGGCGGACTCTCGTGGCCAGGAATGAATTGCGCTTTCTGGAAGCAGAGCATCGTACCCAGGAACTCGACCCCATGCCCCTTTTCCCTTCTACAGAGAAGCTGGGACTCCTACCCCCCTCCGTCCATTTGCCGTGCCACTTTTGGACTTCCTAAGTAAAGTAAGTGAATTGTATTGACAGCGGGGAGAATGGTGGTAAGTTGAGTAAGCGATGCCGAATTTGAATGTGGTGGTGAGTGAAGAACTGTTGAAGGCGATTAGGGTGAAGTGCGCAGAGGATGGGGTGGCGCAGAAGGATTGGGTGCCTGAGGTGTTGGGGAAGGCAGCGGGGGTGAGGGATGGATCAGGGAGAGCGGGGAAGCGAAGCGGAAAGGCTTTACGTGTACGCGTGGAACCGGATGGGGCGCAAGGGGGAATTGTGCCGAGTGTTGGTGAGGTCAACGATGAACAGTTGCGCGGTGGAGTTTCTGAAGGACGGGTACAGGGCAGTAACGAGCCGAAGCGCGTTGAGGAGAGTAAAGCCGGAAAAAGTTTAGACTGTCAGCGTTGTGGGAAGCCGACATTGAATTGGGGAAGCGGGCTAAGGCGGTGTGTGGTGTGTTCGGTAACATGGGGCGCAAATGGGAAGATGGTGGTGGCAACGCCGGTGAAGAGGTTGGCGGGGGTGGTGAATGGAGTTTGGTACAGCCGGGATGGGGAACAGCGTTGTAAGCATAGCCAGTTGGAGTGCAGGGCATGCGGGGGGACGAAGGGGGATGGCCGTGGCTGAATCGAGTATTGTGCAGCACTGGGAGTTGACGAAGCAGATGACGGACGAGGAGAAGCGGAAGTTTTTTGATACTGCGCGAGCACGTAGGTTGGAACAAGACCGGGCCAAGGGCGGCCATTTGGCAAAAGATGGAACGGTGTGCGGGGATGGGCTGCTTTACCATCCTGGGTGTACGAGTCCGGGTAAGGGCAAGTGAGGAGTTTATGTTCCCGGTTTTCGAAGAGCAGCAGGACGAGACCTACAGGCGGATTGGCTGGAGGGAAGAGCCTGCGCTTGAGGACGAGGTGTTTGAGATGCTGTTGAGGATGCCAGAGACGTGGGAGGAATTGGCGCAGTGATTCAAATCACAAAAGTTATTCAGCCAGAGCGCGGGTCAATCACTATGGCTAGGTGCGTCAGTTGCGGCGAGGTCCTGATCCAGCTTGATGAGGATAGTGAGCGCCCGAGCGAAGGCGATCTCTGGGTTTTCGAAATCAATCATGCGAAAGAGTTTTCGAAGCGGCGTCCCTACTTCGCCGACACGGTAAGCCGATGAGCGATACCAACCAGCAGGAAAACGATACAGGGCCAGTGATCGGCCAAAGCATCATGCCGGAAGCGGCGGAGGATGACGTCCACCACGCAACCATCACCGGCGTGCGATTGCTTCGCAAGGATGACGGGCGCTGCTTCTTCATTATAAAAGTTTCCAGCCACGACAAGAACTATGTGAATACCTTGGACCTGCAGATTCCCAACGGCTTTGATGATGGCGTTGCCGAAGGCAGTAAGTTCGATCCCATGAAGCTGCCTGAAGACGATGAGAACGGGCGCCAGCAGAGTCTCTACCGCGTGAATTTCGCCAACCGCAAGAACGATGCCTGGCTGCAGCGTCTCGTCTTTGGGCCCTATTCCCTGGCACGAAAATTCGGCAAGAAATCAACGGAACTCGACATCATTCTAAAACCGCAAACGCTCGAGGACTACGCGCACAACCTGCATGAGATGCTGAGCGGAGTAGAATGCCTCATGATGCAGCGCGGCGGGAAGATTTGGAATCTCGTGGCGGAGACGGACGACTTCAAGGATGCGAAGTGGAAGGGGTACAAATTCGCGTGGGAGAAAAACTGACGAAATGAACGATACGATTGATCGTGAACCGTACGGAAATCCTCGCTACCACGAGCACATATCGATCACAGCGTTCTTGTATTCCCCCGGGGCCGCGATGGCTGGCAACGTTCCAGTCTCGGCAGAGACAAAGCCGCAGTGGGGCGGCTGTGAAGTCCTTCATCGACTCTACTCTCCCTACGTCATCGAACTGATTCTGCTGGATCCACCAAGATTTGTGAGTGTTGTGCGCGAACTCCCGCCGTTCGTCCAAGATTGCGTCTTCCAGTTCTACTTCCTCGGCCGCCTGCCGGCGCAGATAGGGTTTCTGCTAGGCTCCCATCGCAATTTCGTGCAGCGCGCACTCGCGCTCTCGGAAAAGGCCATCATCGCCAAGGCCTGCGGCGTCGAGCCGGAAGGGATTGATGAGGTTTGGGCGGAAATGAAGAGGCTGAACCACCAAAGGCGACGCGATGGCGTGCAACTCAAGGTGAAGGCGCCCGTCAGTCTAGGGAAATTTGTAGTCAAGCTCGAGGATTCTGCGTTTCCTCAGTTTTTCCCTCCGCGGGAATTGAACGGATCGATTGTCAGGGCGATGTGAATGTTGATTGAGCAAGGGGAAGTTGAGAATTTAGGCGAAAAGCCGTGGGCTGGCATTGAGTTGACCAGCGACACACGCATCGAAGAAGCTGTCCTGCACATTGGGACTTGGGCTAGGCAGTTTTTGAAGGGCGAGCCGTTCCAATTGCTGTTTCCCATCCAAACTCGCGATCTCGGCGGCGTAACAATGCTGTCTCCCTACCTGATGGCGAGAACTCTGGACTTGAAGAAGCTGAAGAAGATCGGCTCGATCCGCGGCGTGCAGGGTTTGGAGTGCGATGAGCGTGGCCGGGTGTTTGAGATTGACAACACGTTCGTCCAGCAGGTGCGAGAGCGCGCCGAGAAGGCCCAGCAGTCGTGGAGTGAGGGAATTTCGGTAGGATCATTCGTCCGGTGCCTAGTTGGGAGCGGCCGGATGCTCTGCGGCAACGTGGAATGGCGGGATGAGACGCACGCTCGAGTCCGTGTTGAGCTTTTGAGCCGGGATATCGTGGTCACCTGTCCGATTCGGACGCTGTTGAACCTTGGGGATGTTCCAGAAGAGAAGCGCACATATTTTTACGTGCCGGGGTTGCTGTGAAGCCGTACTACGAACATGCCGGGATAACGATCTACCATGGTGACTGCCGGGGTATTCTTCCCGCGATCGACAACTCAGCGCCGATTTTTGCCGATCCTCCTTACGGAGAAACTAGTCTTGAATGGGACACATGTTGCGAAGGTTGGCTTCATGGCGTGACGTCGACGTGCCTCTGGTGTTTCGGGTCATTCCGGTTTTTCATGGCAAATGCTGCCGAATTTTCAATTTGGGAATTTGCGCAGGATGTTGTCTGGGAGAAGCAAAACGGGAGCGGTTTTACTGTCGATCGATTTAACCGAGTCCATGAACTGGTTACTCAATGGTATCGCGGAAAATGGTCAGATCTGCGTCACGAAGTTCCCCGCTCGCCTGTTAAGAACTGGAAGCGTGCCCATAGAACAGAAAATCGTGGTGCCACGCCACATCGTGGAGGAATAACCACTGCGCCTTGGCAAGATGATGGATTTCGATTAGAGAGATCCGTGATTTACGAGCGCAATTGCCACACTCCCAGCGGAGCGGAGCACCCGACACAGAAACCGATCCAACTTCTACAACGCCTTATTTCTTACTCAGTGCACGAAGGAGAAGTAGCGATCGACCCCTTTATGGGCAGCGGTACAACGCTCCTCGCGGCAAAACAAATAGGCAGGAAGGCCATCGGAATCGAAATCGAGGAGAAATATTGTGAGATAGCGGCAAAACGGCTTAGCCAAGAGGTCTTTGATTTCGCATGAGGATAGCTCTCGTCACTTCTCTCGAAGGCAAGGGGCTCCAAGTCGATGCCGAACTCGTGCAAGGCCTCTTGCAAACGTGGGGGCACGAGGCAGAATTGATTGCCTACGATCAACCGTGGCCCGGCGGCGAGTTTGATCTTGGAATCTGCTTCGAAGTAGTCGTTCCTAACCTTTTTGCACAGATACCGCGCTGGTTCTGGTTCCCCAACTGCGAATGGCTCAAGCCGGAGATGGTAAAACCGGCACAGAAGTTCGATTTGATCCTCGCGAAGACGCGCGCGGCCGAAACCTCACTCCTCCAGTCCTTCCCCAACGTGGTTTACACCGGATTCCTGACGCGAGACCAATATGACGGCACCGTGGCGCGAGAAAAGCGGTTTTTACACATTGGCGGGGCCGGAGGTTACCGGAATACGCCTGCTGTGATTGCCGCCTGGCGCGAATATCGCTATTGGAACGGAACTGAGGCGGAAAGCGCAGAATTGACGATCGTGAGCCGGTCGACGACGGTCACTTTCGAGGAAACGCCGGGAATCACGTTCATCAAACGCGCGACCGACGAAGAAATCAAGCGTTTGCAAAATTCTCACCTATTTCACCTCTATCCGAGCGCGGCAGAGGGCTGGGGGCACGCGCTGCACGAGGCTGAAGGCGTTGGAGCCATTCTTCTGACGGCCGATGCCGCTCCAATGAACGAAATCGACGCTCCATTCTTCATTCCCGCGACCAAAATCAGGCAGGAGAACCTCGCGACACTCTACAGCGTGAATCCGGCGCATATCCGCGAAGCCGTGCCGAAGATGATGGCGCAGACACAGGTGGAAATCGAAACTCGGCAGTGGGCGGCACGCGATCGCTTCGAAATGGGCAATGCGGAGTTCACGAAGCTGTTTTGGCCGCTGTTGGCTGCGCCGGTCCCAACGAGCAAGACGAAGCCATGCAAGTATGGTGATGTCACCTGTCCATGTCAAGATGGAGACCCATGCCACTATGAAGGGGAAAACCCGATGACGCCTCCGCGCAAGGAAGCGCGCACACAGAAGGCTCGCATCGCCCTACTCGGCAACTTTGGTCCCCCGCACTCGACAGAGAACGATTTAGCGTGGACGCTGCGTGACATGGGACATGATCTTCTGAAGTTTCAGGAAAACAAAGTTATGACCGAGCAGATTCTTGAGGACTGCAAGCAATGGGGCGTGGATCTTCTCTGTTTCGTGCATACCCACGGCTGGAACACGCCTGGTGTCATGTCGCTGGACGAACTATGGCAGCAGTTGAGACGTCATGGAGTCAAGACGTGTTCTTTTCACCTTGATAAATATTGGGGGCTAAACCAGAACGACCATCGCGAAGATTTAATAGGGCGGCACGCCTTCTGGAAAACTGATGCCGTGTTTACTGCCGATGGCGCGGACCATCCATGGCCGAAGAGATTGGTCAACCACTATTGGCTCCCGCCTGGAGTCGTAGGCCGCGATTGTATTCCGGGACAGTACCGGGATGATCTGGCAGTGGACGTTGGATTCGTCGGGGCCCGTTCGTATCACCCAGAATATCCCTTCCGCGGAGAACTGATTTCATTTCTGGAGCAAACTTATGGAGATAGGTTCCGTATCTTCAGTGGTTTTCGCGGACAAGTGCTCAATGATTTGTATGCATCCATGAAAATATGTGTGGGCGATTGTTGTTTTTCTGGAGAGCCTAATTACTGGAGCGACCGGCTTCCAGAAGCGTGCGGACGCGGAGCATTTTTATTGCATCCACAAATCGAAGGCATGTGTATTCCTACAGCTACATATGTTCCTCGAAGCTTGGACGATCTTCGCCAAAAGATAGACTATTATTTGGAACATGATGAGGAACGTGAGTTGATCCGCAAGGCTGCACATAAGCATGTTGCGGAACATGATACTTATCACAACCGGATGAAAGCCCTTCTGGAAATTACGGGAGTCTCATGAAAACGAACGTGATCTGGTACCCACACGATAGAATCACCTGCTCGGCAGCGACGATGTTCAACGAGATGCTTGATCTCTACGACGTCAATCACTGCAACGGTTTCGGCAACGTCCCTTTGGATGCTCGCGGAGCCGTCATCGTATTCCACGGCCAACAGAACGCACAGAAGCCGAACATCGGTGAGCGCCTGACGCGATATTCAAAAGAACTGGACTGGGTGATTTGGGTGTCGATCGGAGATGAAGGATGCGACTTCCCCTACGGTGACTTTGACCATCGGCGCCAGTATCTCTGGGTCCAGACGCCAAAGCCCGGCAAAGTGGCCGCGGATCGCTACTTAATCGAGGGCTACCATCCAAATACGCGAGTATTGCTGGCAAGAGTTCAGGATTCGCCGCGGACCTTGGATTGGTTCTTTGCTGGGCAGATTAACCACGAGCGCCGCCAACAGTGCAGCGATGCTCTCAGGAGCGTTCCTAATGGGCTGCTGATAGGAACTGAAGGATTTATGCAGGGAGTCTCTCAGGAAGAGTATTACGACCGAATGAAGCAAGCCAAGATCGTTCCGTGCCCAGCCGGGCCTCTGACGCCGGACAGCTTCAGGTTCTGCGAAGCACTTGAGGCCGGCTGCATCCCGATTCTGGACGCCTACAGTCCAGATCACATCCCTAACTACTGGGATATGGTCATCCCTGGGCATCCGTTCCGAGTAGTCGAAGACTGGAGCATGCTACCGCAGGTGATGGATGAGATTCTCGCGGACTACAGGCAAAATCTGCGGCGTGCGGAGTACTGGTGGCATTACGAAAAGCTACGCTTTAGGCAGTGGCTGAAGCAGGACATGGATTCCTTATGAGAATTTGGATGGCTATCAAGCTACGCGACATGGCGTTCTGGTTGTTGGGTTATAAAAGTTTCGGGGGCGCCAATTATGTCCCTGGCATTGATGACGAGTGTATTGTCTTTTATGGACGAAAGAGATGAATCGTCTCTGTGAACTCGCCTTAAAGTACGGCACTGACAAGACCCCATACTGGAACAACTGCACCGGCCACTGCTACACGCCGTTCTACGAGGACTTGCTGCGCGGGCGGGAGATCAAGAACATCTTGGAGATCGGAATCTGCACTGGCGCTAGCCTGCGCATGTGGGAAGAGTACTTTCCGGAAGCGAAGATTTGGGGCATTGACATTGATCCGAATGTGCTTTTCGATACGGATCGTATCAAAACGTTTCAGTGTGACGCAGGAGACGAAGATGACCTCATGAAATTTGAGGAAAGTGTTGGCTTGGATTGGGCGGACTTTGACTTAGACCTGATCATCGATGACGGATCGCATCTAGTCAAAGATCAAATTATTGCTGCGCGCTGGATGATTCCGACTCTGTCGGAGAAGGGCCTATACGTGATCGAAGACGTCCAGCAGGGTACAGAGGAAGAAATCGCGTCCAAGATTGGATGTCAGCACCACATCGTCTATCCGACGTCGAATGTGGCACCGCATCGGTCGGACGATTGCTTGATCGTCGCTTGGAGAACGGAATGACGGGCGCCGATTTGCTGTCAATCGCGATACTAGCTCTGGTTGCTAGTTTGATGTTGTGGCTGTCAGAAAAATCGGAGGATGAATGAACGAGCCGACGAAGCCCGAAGTCTGCATTGCTACCTCCACATGCCCGCGTCCGGATCGCTGGCGCTGCTACGACGATCAGGCGACGGAGGTTGAGGTTCTCGACTTCCTCTATGCGCTAGTGGTCATGCTAAAGCCGGATCGCGTGTTGGAGACAGGTTGCTACTACGGGTATGGAACAGAGCGCTTGGCGCGTGGATGTCGAGATAATGGATTCGGCACAGTTCTGACCTGCGACGTTGGTTCGGACCCAGTTAATAAAACGATTGCTCGCCTAACCGAGAACGGTTTGATTGCTCACGCAATAGTTTTGCAGTGTACGGGGCTTGCCTTAATCGAAATGGATATTCCAGGAAATATAGGACTTTCCTTCCTCGATTCCGGTCCCGACGAGAACCGCGTTGACGAACTCCGCGCCGTGTTGCCGAAGATGACGCCGGGCGGAGTGATTGCTATCCACGACACAGGCATCCACGGATTTTTGCGCGAAAAGTACCTTCCCCCGGCGCTGCGAGAACTCGGCCTGCAATTCATTTTCTTCGATACACCGAGAGGCATCACCCTCTGCCGCAAGCAGCCGGAGATTTACCCATGAAGAATGCAGGAATGTTGCTGAATACAGTCGCTTGGGTCACAGACCGCAAGTCGGTTCTCTACTGGATTGAAAAGGAAATTGACCAACTTCTTGATGGTTCAACCACGGGCTGCTTCATTGTTAAGCTGAAGGGGCCGATGAGCAGTGATGAAGTAGCGGCAGAGGAAATCACATGATCCCTGTGACCGTGATAATCACCACGTCGCCCCGCCCGAGTCACCCGAGCACGCGCATCATCGACGAGACGATTGCCAGCGTGCGTGAGCATTTTCCGGATGTGGGAATCGTGATTACCTGCGATGGGCCGATTGAGTACGGTACGCCATACAATGATTTTTTCCGTCAAATAGTAACAAGACGCGATCCTGTCTTCGCGTCTCTGGGTGGCCATATTCATCAGAGCGGCATGATGAATATGGCGCTCGATGTCATAAAAACCCCATTGATTCTCTATGTCGAGGACGATTGGAGCATCCTGCCAAATATCGAATGGGAGGCCCTAGCCAAGACGATTCTCGATGGAGCGGCCAACTACATCCGCCTCTATGCCGCCAAGCGTATCCATCCCTGCCATGAGCCGATGATGCGCGAGCGCCTTTATCTCAATGGCGTGCCCTTCGTGAAGACGGTGCAATTCTCGGCCAATCCGCACCTGGCTTCGACAAAGTGGTATCGCAAGATCGAAGAGCAACATCTTCGCGGGAAGTGCGATTACATCGAGAACATTTTGCACGGCCCAATTGGCGGAGCGCCGTGGGAAGAGTACAAGCTGATGATCTACAACCCGGAATTTGGGGATTTCAATCGTGTTCTACATTTGGACGGAGACCAACCGTGAGTGATGTAAAAATTGTTGTCCTCAGTCGGTACGCCGACCTGTTCACTGGGTTCTATAACAACGTGAATTTGATGGAGCCGCGCACCGGCAAGCTGCTCGTTAGAGACGGTGACGAGATTGATTACGACTCCTTGCGCCTATCTGGTGGCTGGGATGTGTGCTTCGGGAAATCTCCATTCGTCTATGCCGCAAACGTCAACCACGGCTGGGACGCATACTGGAAATCTGATGTTATCCTCTGCGGCGACGATATCCGGTTCGATGAACCGTTCGTCGAGAAACTTCAGTATGCAGCCTATTCCGATGAGAAAGTAGGTGTGTCCACAGTGCAGCTCTGGGGGCAGAGCCCCTTCGTTTGTGGATATTTTAAGCGCCACATCATCAACGCAGTCGGGCCCATGGACGAACGCTTCACCGGTTATGGTAAGGACGACGTTGACTGGTGCCGTCGAATGGAAGACCTGGGCTATGTGACGTTGCCCACGGAGATCAAGGCCAGGCACTCGGGAGGCACATCATTCGTCCGCCGCGCGAAGGAATTGGGTACGAGCATGGAAGCGCTGTGCAACACAAACAACGAACTCTACGATGAAAAATGGACACCAAAGACTGTGTAGCGCCTGCGGGAAGAGGCCGCCAAAGTATCGGCATCTGTGCCTCGATGGGAAGACTCGCCTCAAGTCGCGAGACAATCATGATCTCTGCTTGGAATGCTTTCGAGATGAGAAGAATCGGCAACGGGAGGCAGAGTGCGCGAAATGAAGTTTTACACCTATCTCTGGCTGCGTGAAGACGGGACGCCCTATTATGTCGGGAAGGGGAAAGATCGACGTGCATTCAAATCTAGGAGAATAGGTGATGCACCTCCTAGGGATCGCATTATCATAGAAGAGTTTTTCAATGAAGAATCTGCTTTCGAAGCAGAAAAATTCCTGATTTCGTATTACGGTCGTGAAGATATGGGATTGGGGTGTTTATTAAATTTAACGGATGGTGGTGATGGTATGGACAATCCCTCCGCCGATACTAGAAACAGAATGAGATTAGCTCACGAGGGGAAGTCTCTTTCTCGGGAGCACGTACTACGCGTAGCTGAAAGCAATAGGGGTAAAAAACGATCAAAAGAATTCTGTGAATTTCAAAGTCGATTGCACAGCGGACAAATAATAAGCGATTCTCATAGGAAGGCAGTAAGTGAGTCAAATAAGAGACGTGTGGTTTCCGAAGAAACACGTAAGAAAATAAGCCTTGTTCATCTTGGAAATAAGTACATGACGGGCAAGGAATTGTCGGTTGTAACTAGAACAAAAATGAGCGAATCTCACCGTAAGAGGTTTGATAACGCGAGAGGATGGAAATTTCATAAAGGTAGAAATAAACCATATCAGGCGATCATATCTGTAGTGGGAGTCAGCAAAAGCTTGGGTTACTTTTTTAGTGCTAACGATGCCCACGTTGCATATCGAAAGGCGGTCGAATGCGCGAGATAATAATTGTTCCGACTTTTCAGAGGAGCGAATTGTTATATTGCTGTTTAGAGGCTATTAGGCAAGCCGATCCTATTGCGGAGGTGCACGTTTTCCCAGACCGTGGAACCAAAGAACTCGATGTCTGCAACAAGTTCGGGGCCACTCACCATTTGACTTTTGTCCACGGATACCACGGGAACTCGTTCAATGTCTGCGAGGCCTTGAAGTGGGCTTCGACTCAGGCTCCGGCGACGGTTTACGTTGTTGAAGACGACGCAATTATCGACAAAACGTTCTTCTCTTGGTGCCGAACGGCCTTAGTGAAATTCCCACAAGCTTTCGCCGCTTGTGGCTGGAAGTATTCTCCCGATGCCATTATCGGCACGTGGTCTGCGCCGGACATGTTGCTGGCGTGGTATCTATCGGTCTGCGCAGCCCTTCCGTGGTCATCGGTCCAGAGCATTGCCCAGCACGCCCGACCCGATTACTACGAGAACATGAAGGACTACCTCGACAAGGCCTATCCGACTTCAACCAAGCGCGGGACTCAGCATTTTGAGCAGGACGGTCTCTGCTATCGCGTTATGGAATCCGAGTCAAAGCGCTGTGTCTGGCCGCGCCTGCCACGCGCGACCCACGTTGGCTACCATGGATATCATCAAGGCGGAAAGGCCCTAGAGGGCACGTTTGAAGAGCGCGTGTATCTCACGAAGCTGGCGATCAAGAAACCGGGAATCCTCGCAACGTTGATGAATGGCGGATCGACTTTGCGCATGGGAAGATGTTCGACTTGTAAGGCGTTGCTCGCGGTCGACCGGCAAGACCTGACGGCAATATGCTCTGAATGTTTTCACTCCAAGCATCCCAATCTTGCGGTTACGTCGGATTCTCACTACTATCTTGGCAAGGGAGCCTAATGGCGAAACGCATCGAACTCACTCGCGAAGAGTATCGGAAGAAAACAGGGATCACTCCACAGCCGGATTCAATCGGAGCCATCTTTTGCAACGCGGCCCGCGATCGCGTATTGATTGAGTTTGTCTTCAAAGATGGCTCTGAAAGAGACGACCTTGAGCGTCTCGGCCGCTTGGTGGACCCGCGATGAACCTGACTGCGGCACAAGACGAAATGCGCTCGCGCGCGGTCGGTAAAGAAGTGCAACTCAATAAAGCAGGACGGCGCTGGGGTGGAGACAAGGGCGGAAGGTATAGGTTGGACATGGAGCCCTCCGATCCGCTCTACGAGATGCTCCCGGTGCCGGAAAAGATCGAAGAGCTGAAGTGGAAAGCGCCCAAGGCATACGAGATGCCGCTTACCATGCGTAGCACTGGCATCCAGGAATCGCTGAAGTTGTCCCACTCCACGATCGTGCGCCAGTTTCTTTTGGACGAACGCAAGTCTCAATGCGATCGCCAGGGCCGCAACCGATTCTTGCAGCTCCTCATGAGACTGCATGAGATTGGCATGAGTAAGAGTCCGCAGGCTGTAGCGGCAATCAATGCGCTTTTGGATCGCGGCTTCGGAAAGATTAAGCCGAGCGATGAGGAAATAGAACTGAACAAGAACCGCGGCTACAAGGTAGTCCACATCCACAGCGTGCAGGGGAATATCCCGGTCGAATCCGATCAGCCTGCCTTGCCGCCAGCCCCTCAGTTTCTTGAGGCAGAATTTGGAGAGCGAGAATGAGCGGCGGAAGCTATATCGCAACGAAAGACGAACTGAAAAGTGTTGCTCTGGATACCGAAGCGGGAATGGATGAACTCCGGGCGGCGCACAACAACAATGCGGCTGTCTTGAATCTGCATCGGTTTCTGCTCGAGAAATTCATCCCTGCCGGTCTTCTGGAATCTGCGTGCAACGAATGGCACGCCATTCAAATGAAGATGATTGAAGAGGAGCGCGCAAAGGCCAATGGCCCTCACGCTCAAGCCTAAAGAACTCAAAATCGAGTACGCCTTCCAAGAGTCTCAGACGAGGCTCTTTAAGTATGTCAGCAGACAAGGCCATTCCTACCTTCAGCACATTGCTCCTCAGGACCTAGAAGTTGGCGGCCAGCGCAGCGGAAAAACCACTGGCGCCCTGATGTTTGGCATCATCAACTACTGCCTAGCCTTTGCCCATTGTGACATTCTCGTTCTCCGACGCACGATCCCAGAACTTGACGCCGGCGTCATCCAGGACTTCAAGAAGTTCGTTCCAGAAGAGCTTTATGATTTCAATCACACAACGCGCATTGCTAGGTTCAAAGAGAATGGCTCCAGAATCGTCTTCGCCGGTTGCGCGAATAACGTAGAGCGCGACATTGAGCGGTACCTGGGCCAAGCCTATCCCTACATTTTGGTCGATGAATGCGCGCAGTTTAGTCCTGACGTGTGGCAGCGTCTCTATGCCCGTAACTTGGTGAATGCGGCTTGCGAACCCGATAAATTTGGAAATCTTCCGATACCGGAAATCGTAGGCTGTACGAACCCGATTGGTGCGCACTGGGCCTTCTATCACACGCAGTTTGTGCTCAAGGAACCGATGGAGCGCGAAGAGGGGGCACGCAAGGCCAAAGATGGTTCTTGGTGGGTGCTGGATGCTGGTGAGTGGCGCTGCATCTACAATCCCAAGGATTACGCCTCGAATCACACAACTGTCTTCGACAACGCCGCCTATCTAAAGCGTGATCCAGGCATCGTGAACCGTCTGCGAGCTCTGCCGAAGGCGAAGATGAACAAATTCCTGCTTGGTCTAATGGATCGGCAGGAAGGGCAGTATTTCGATTGCTGGAGCGATGATTATCATGTCATCGACCTACGCGAAGACCCGGAAGCAATCATTTGGCAGGATTGGCAGCCTGTCTGGGGTGGTCAGGACTGGGGCGTCGGCCACTGGAATGCTTTCTATCTATTCACGAAGGCGCTGGTGAGGCGATCGATCGGCGATGATTATCTGACCAAAACCGTGTGCTTCAAGGAAGTGGCGCCGGAGACCACCGGGCACACGAACATCGCTTTTGCCGACATGATTCAGGCGGCAGCTTTTTACCCTAAGCTTCCGGAAGAGCATCCGCAGCATTCTCGTATCTCAGGCAAGCCGTGTAAGGTTCGCGCCATCTACTTCTCTCACGAAAAATTCTCGCGAGTGATGGAAGCGCACTCGCCGGCAGACGACTACTCAAGACTGCTTCGGGCACGCGGCCTGCCGCCGGTATCGCGTGGAACCACGGATCGTATTGGCTCGGCATCCTATACGTACAATCAATTAAAAATCGGCCGTCTCGTTGTACTCAAAACCTGTGCTGGCATAATCCAAGCCTTCCCGCAGCTCATGCGGAATCCGCAGGAATTGGATGATGTTCTCAAAACGAACACTAAGGCTGACGACCGCTACGACGGATTCCGGCTCGGTCTCTATGGTGAATTCAAGGCTCGCGGAACTCCGGAGATCGAAGCCGTCAACGAGTTCGAGAAGAACATGGAACCACTCGCGCGCTACATCCACGCCCACAAGAAGAAATACGAACTCGCGCACGCGAAGGATTCGTTTAGACAAAAAGAGGTGCCTCTATGGCAGGCGAAATTGCAGTAAGCGAAAAAATCAGGATGTTCTTTCGGCAGTTACTCGGTTCCAGGATGGCATCGCATCTTGAGGACGAGATGGTGCGCTTGCGCGGTGACTATGAAGTACGCTTGCGTGAGCGCGAGCAGTACATTTCCGATCTGAAAGAGGAAAAGCAGTCACTTCAGCGTAAGGTTTCGGAGTACGAACTGATCTTGATTCCGCTGACATCGGGTAACCTGCTTGGAGCTCCCAAGGGACCGCGTCCAGTCTTCGAGGATGTGGCACCTACTAATTCGTGGAAAGCCGAGCAGGATCGTTTCTATAAGCAGCAAGAGGAAGAAGCCGCGCAGGAAGCGGCTAAGGCTCAAGCGCAATAGTGGCATCTGGGGCAACGATAGAGAGTCTCCGGAGGAATCATGATGCAAGCCAGCGACGGAAAACAGTTCGGTAATAAATTTCGGATGAAGCGCTACGAGAGCGCGCACAGCGGGAAGCCTGCCGGCCCCCGCGCTGAGGCCAATGCGATGAATGCTGGCCCGCATGAAGGTCCCGAAGGCGGCGTGGTGGATGAGGCCAACGGTGCGAATCCGGAGCAGATGGCGAGCGAGCACGGCCCGGCACATGAAGTCCACATTACTCACGATCACGAAGGCGGAAAACACCACGTCCACGTCGTTCATGGCGACGGGCACGAGCACCATTCCGATCATCCCTCCGCCGACCACGCGCATCATCACGCCGCGGTATCCGCTGGCGTCATGGCTCCGCCGATGGAAAAAGAGGAATCCGAGCACGAACCTGCCGGCGAAGATCCATATGAAAGCGAGCCCTTGGACTAATGCCATCCGTCAGCCAAGCGCAAGGGCGCTTCTTTCGGTGGGCTGAACATGATCCTGCGCAGGCCAAGAAAGAAGGCGTCGATATGACACATGAGCAAATGCACGAATTTGCTGTGACGCCGGATGCGGGCCTGCCGGAACGCAAGACCAAGAAGTTCTCCCACGCCAGTAAACGGAGCCAGTGATGCCGTCAGGGGTTTATGTTCGAAAAGAAAGCGTATTGCAAATGCTACGCACTAGAGTCAAGTTAATAGCTGGCACTGGCGCAAGGCCTAAGCAGACGCATTGCCAAAACGGGCATGCTCTCATAGACGGCAATCTTTATTGGAAGAAAAACGGTAAAGCCCGCTGTTGTAAGACGTGTGTTCTAGCGAAAGGCAAAAAGAAAAGAGAACTTTTCCCTGATGAAGAAAAGAAGCACGCTCGCCGGAGTAGGCTCTTGCGAAATGGTTGGACCCCCGAGGAATATATTGTTGCTTTTGCTCTTCAAAACGGGGTTTGTGCTATTTGTAAAAAAGCTGAGACGGTTGGCTATAACTTACGTGCGGACCATGATCACGCTACCGGAAATAAAAGAGAACTATTGTGTCACCGTTGCAATGCAGCGATAGGGCTTCTTCGAGAGCATCCGGAAATTTGTCGAGCGGCAGCTGATTACATAGAAAAGCACAAATAGATGCCAGACACCCTCGAAGAGCGCCCCGCCGAACTGCCTGCGGGCGATCAGGAAACAGAACTTGAACAGAAAAAAGACCCATCTTTTGACGAAATCGGGCGCTATTGTGCCTTCGATTGGGTGCCAGAACCGCACTATCTATCGAACGACAAAGTTTGGATCCCCGAACTCTTTCAGGACGATCCAGATAATCCCCGCGATATCTCCCCACTCTCAGAAGACGCTCGTAAAGCCCTTTTAGAGATCGACCAGATTGCCGCGAAAACTGATGTCTCCCCCCGGCGCATAGAAATCGAGTGCGCATGGCGTGCGAATCACTATCAAAGGGGCTACCAGTTCCTTCTTCACCATCGGAACGGTGGATTCACGCTGCCCGGAAACGGCAGTCCATTCTCGGCCGCAAATCAGCAACTCCTTTCGCACACTTACCACACGAACATCTACGGTGAAAAAGGCGAGATCATCATTGCGGCGCTCTCGCGCGAAGTCCCGCGGGTAGAGTTCTTTCCGGCCAATCCCGAGCACGGGCCGGATCAGGCCATGGCTTCGGTCGCCGAAGACCTGAAGGACATCTGGGCCAAGAACAACAACCTCCAGTCCATCCTTCAGGATGCAGCTTCGCTCTTTTGGACGGACGATCGGTGCCTTTTCTGGACGCGCTACGAGCTCAATGGCGACGAATATGGTTATGAAGAGGAAGAAGAGCCTACCGTACCTGAAAACGAGATCATGCCGCCAACCACGCCCACGGAGACGGCGGGCGCCGAAGAATATCAGGACAGCAATGACTCACCGCTGAAATCGGCCACGCGGAAGCCCCGCGGCCGAGTGCGCACGACTGCCATGGGCAAGCTGGACCACCAAGTCCCGATTTACGTTGATGGTCAGTTCCAGATGGGCACAATCACAATTTTCGAAGACAAGGATCTGGCGATTGCAAAGGCCCAGTTCCCATGGATGAAAGACAAGATCAAGGGTGGCGGCGACGGCGTAGGCGAGGTTGAACTGGGGCGCATCGCCCGCGAGAATGTCCGACAGGCGGTTCCCGGGCAGTACGTGACCGGTGATTCTCTCAACCGGCATTCCGTCGTGAAGCACACCTACATCCGCCGCGCCATGTTCTTTGACGATTGCGTGAAAACCCAGGAAATCCGGGAAGAACTGCTCGAGAAGTTCCCCGATGGCGCGTTGCTCGTCAAAGCTGGACCTGATTTTGCGTTCGCACGCAACGAGGGCATGGATGACCATTGCAGCATCGGTCATCCTTTCCCCGGAAAAGGCCAGAACCGGCGCGCCCTGGGCGACTCCTTGCTTCCGATTCAGGATTATGCAAACGAACTGATTTCATTGGCGCTGGACTTCGCCAAGCGAACTATCGCGAAAAAGTGGATGGATTCGGAGACTTTCAACGTCGAGGCGCTCAAGAATCAGACAAACGTGCCAGGTTCGATCGGCCCATTTAGTCGTGTGCCCGGCGTCGGCATTGATCAGCTTATCTTCATCGAGCCAACCCCGACCCCACAGCCGTGGCTGATCACTTTCATTCAGTGGGTAGTCACCAGTTTAGCCGAGCAGATTTCCGGCGCGCTCCCTTCTCTATTCGGTGCCCAGATCAGTGGACAGGTAGGTTCTGAAGGTGTCGCTACACAGCGTGACCAGGCCATGCAGCGTCAGGGATGCCCTTGGAACTCCGTACAGGCCATGTTTGCCTCCGCGGCGCGCCAGGCGGCCATGCTGATGGCTCGCTGCACCGCCAAGGACATCAATGATGTGGTTCCCGGCAAGGGAAAGATTTCGATCAACGTCAACAGCCTCAAGGGAAATGTGCTGTGCTTTGCCGAGCAGAATCCAGAGTTTCCGGAAAGCTGGTCGCAGAAGGAAACGCGCATCATGTCGGTAGTTGACAAGGCCCTAGCATCGCCGGGATCGGAATTCTCGAAACTCGTGTTGGATCCGAAGAATCTCAAAGCCATCCGCTCGGCGGTACGCCTCAACGACTTCACCATCAAGGGATCGGCGTCAGTCGAGAAACAAGAGGCGGAGTTCGAAATCCTGCTTCGTTCCGGCCCGCGCGATAACCCGGCCAAGATGAAGATTCAAGCTGCCATAGAGCAGGCCAAGGCCGGCGCGCTACAGCACATTGCCGAATCTCAGCAATCTGGCCAGGAACCGCCTCCAGACGTGCAGCAGCAAGTCCAGCAGGCGCCACAGATGATCTCCTTCTTGGAGCAGCAAGCACAGCAGATGCCGGATCAACTTTCCACGGTGCCGGTACGCGGCGATGGTTCTGAGGATGACGACGTGGAAGCCGGGCTTTGCTTCGATTGGATGAACTCGGCAGATGGGAGGAAATACGAGAATGGTGACCCAGGGCAAAAATTGGCGTTCGCGAACGTCCATTTGCACTGGAAAGAACACAGCGATTCTGCTAAGAAACAGGCGGCCGCAGCCGCACCACCACCTCCGCCACCGAAGGTCAGTTTTTCAGTGGCGGCAGACAAGGAACCACCGAACGTACAGGCGGCCATTGTTGCGGCAGGAGGTATTAAATCCAGTCCAGCGGAGTTCGCACAGCATCAAGAGACGCAGGCAAATATCGACATCCAGAAGAAGGTGATTCCGGACACCGTGTATTTGCAAGGTCTCCACAAAGAACCGCAGTAGGGTTGCATCTGTGGGAAGGATAGCGGGGCAACCCGCTAATTCACGGGCCTAGCCCGATAGGAGTCTCCAGATGGCCTCAGGTGACGTTTCCGCCCTTCTTGACATAGCCGGTTCCGCTCCACAGGTTGACCCAGCCCCAGTAGACACCCCCGATATAGCACCCCTCGAAGAAACTCCTGAGTCAACGCCTGCCGATGGTGCGCAGCCAGAAGCCGCCGAAAGCACCGAAAAGCCAATCGACGCGCGCACGAACCCAAAGGCGATTCGGGAAGCGCTGAAAACCCTCCGCGATTCATCTCCGGAAAACGCGCCAATCGCCCGCGAATTGAACAACATAGTGGGGAGGCACGCTGCCTACAAGGCGGAATTCCCGACCGTGGCCGAAGCGCGCGACGCCAAAGCTCTCCTGACGGCAGTTGGGGGCAATGAGGGGCTTGCGCAGCTCCAGGCGACGATCAAAGACGTGGGCGAGACGGACGCCGCGCTCTATGCCGGCGATCCGAAGGTTCTCGATAACCTGATCGAGGACATGAGGTCCGAAGGCAAGCTGGATGCTTTCACGAAGCTCGCAGGTCCATTCTTGGACAAACTGCGCTCGCTGGACGCCGAAGGCTACATCAAGACGCTGAAACCGCACTTCCACCAAGGGCTTGTTAGCGCCGGGCTCCCGAAGATGCTTCAACTGCTCACTCAGTCCCTTTCCGGCGCCACGCCTGACGTTGCTACCACCAAAGCTCTCGTTTCTGAGATGGCAGACTGGTACGAGAGCATCAAGAGTTCGATCGAAACTGATGACAAGACCAAACTCGATCCTGATCGTCAGGCCTTCGAGAAAGAGCGCTCCGATTTCCAGACCACCAAGCAGAAAGAGTTCAACAACACCGTCGGCACAGCCTGCGAAACCCACAACAACCGGGAACTCGGTCTCGAGCTTGGAAAGTACTTCAAGACGCCATTCTTCAAGACATTACCGCTCGCCTCGCGGCAAGATCTTGCGTCAGGCATCAAGAATCGACTCTTCTCGGAACTGAAGGCCGACAAGACCTACCAGTCGCAAATGGAGGCGTTCTTCTCGTCCAAGAGCCCTGATAGGGAGAAGATTGAGCGGTACCATGAGGCCAGAGTCAAGACCATGGCCGCGCGCGTCGTTAAATCGGTCATTGAGACGCGCTATCCGAACCACAGCAAAGTTGTCGCCATGCGCCCAGCGGCCGCCAGTCCTGCCGCTCCGGCCGCTGCCGCTGCACCAGCCAGTAGCAAGCCGGTATTCGTCACCGCCAAGCCAGCTTGGGAGCAGTTGGATATGGACAAGGACCCTCAGCGGATGCTGTTTGCTTCCGGCCGCGGCTATCGCAAGAGTGATGGAAAATTCATCACCTGGAACCCGAAGTTCAAGTAGAATCGGTGCGGAGGTTTTATGTCAGGAACAATCGCAACCGACGCAACTCTTTCAGCAACCGGGACCATTACTCTTTCAACCGTAGCGCCACCCCGAATCGCCGCGACTTATACAGGGAATGGCGTAATCTCTCAAAAAGAAGGCACGGTTCTCATAAGTTCCGCTACTGGTGGACTTGCTCTTACTCTTGCGACCCCAACGAGCGGTACGGATGATGGGAAAGTTCTTCGGATCGTTGATGTAACACCCAATGGGAGCGGTGGAAGCGCAAATACGATTACTACTTCAAATGACTCCTACGGAGACAGCGGGAGCGGGCAGTCAGCATGGAATGAACTGGCATTTAACACTGCCACCGATGGTTTCGGTTTTGTCGCTGAACTTTTTGCCTATGCCGGCCATTGGTATCTCATCGACGCTTCGTCTAGCACGCGGCTCAATCTCTACTACAACTAGCCGTGAATCTTGCGAACGCTCTCAAAATTGATGGCTGGATGAACGATGCCGAGCTTTTATGGCTAGCTCGACAAGCATCGTGTCATGGCATGATCCTTGAAATAGGATCATGGAAAGGCCGTTCAACGAGAGCGTTCGCAGATCACACTCCTGGCCTGGTTTACGCGGTGGATATGTGGGAATCTTCTCCTGCGGGATGGATGGATCCAGCTACTTACACAAAAGCCATATTGCAGAAGCGGCCTGAGGATTACATTTTCCAAATCTTTTGCGACAATCTCAGGTCTCACATCGAAAGTGGCAAGGTTCATCCAATTAGAAAATCCTCTATCGAGGCAGCCGAAGAGTGCATTCTGTGGTTCGATCTCATCTTCATCGACGCCGCCCACGATTATGAAAGTGTGGCACGTGATATCACTATTTGGAGTGGAAAATTACTTCCGGGTGGACTTTTATGCGGTCACGATTATTCCGAGCATTGGCCCGACGTGATGAAAGCGGTTGATGACGCGATTCCTCATCGAAAAGTGGTCCCCGGAACCTCCATCTGGTATGCAAAAATTGCGACTGTGTGAACGATAGAGAGACATGAGCGGGTGGTCTGCAAAGACCGTACAAAAACCTAGTCCGACTGTTTCCCTCGTAGGTGGTAGTTTTGGAGTCTCCAATGCAGGGTCGCTGCGTCTCACGGCGAACGCCTAGCCCACACCGACCACGAGGGTACAGCTATGGCCATCGCAAGTCCCAACCCATTGCTCGAGGCAGCCGTCGAGTCCATTGAAATTGAACAATTTGCAGAGCAGATCCCGGATCTAGTGTTCCACGGGACCACCGGCTACAGCCTTTTCAAGCAGAAAGCCCACACTGTCAAAATCTCGAATGAAACCAGCGCCGGCGGCACCGCGCGGCCCCCGTTCCGCATTCCGTTCCGGGTGCAGTCCGGCTCGGCCATCACGCAGGGTACTGGTAATGGCGATTCGATCGGCCGCGGTAGCGGTTCACAATGGCAGTCGTTCGCGGTTGCTCCTGTCTACGTGTACAACGTCTGCGAAATTTCTTGGTTGTCGCAGCAGTCCACGAACGGCAAAGAGCGCGGCCTGTTTGAAGTGAAGGCCCAGGAGATGAAGAACTCGCTTGACTCTGCGATGCAGGGGCTCGAGGGGCTCGTCAACTCAGACGGCAGCGGCATGTTGGATCAGATTCCGACCACCGCGACTGTTAACAGCGGCACCGGCCCGGTAGGTCCTGGATTCTCGTCCATTGTTGGACTTAACATCGCCGCAGCTTTCAGCGATCAGCAGAATGTGACCGTTTACCCCACGGAAACCTCTGCCTCCCCCCGCGGATCCTTCACCATCAGCTACATCGATCCGGTGACCCAGACGATCTATTCGGCGACGGCTCTGCCTTCGACCGGCGGTGCTACCCAGACCGGCGATTACCTGTTCATCTACAACAGCGGAACCGCATCTGGAGCTGCTTCGGCTTCGATCCTTGGGATCAAGGCTTGGCAGATCAATGCCAATACGGGAACCATTGGCGGCTTGAATCGCGCCAGTTTCCCCGGCCGCATCTCAACCCCGACCATCAACCTTGGCGCCTCAGTCTCCGCCGGCCTCTCGCCGCGTGCGCTGACGCTCCTCGGCCGCGCCCTCGGCCCCGACGCTCCAGCCATCAAGTCGATGATTTGGTACACCGGATCCGACCAGGGCTACGCCATGGCCAACCTTCAGTACAACGTCAACTTGGAGATTCGCTCCAGGGTTACTGGCGACAAAACCGAAGACATGGCCTACAAACTCTTCCAAGACACGTTCGGCGGACGCCCGCTGCACATCTCTTGGACGGCTACCCCCGGCCGCATCGACGGACTCGTCATGGACAACTGGTACCTCGGCGAACTCGAGCCGCTGGAGCTTTACGATTTCGGTGGAGGGGCTGTCGTCATGCCTGTACCTGACATACCTGTAAGTCCTACAGGTCAGAATACTTACTTAAGCAGCCACATGTTCAGCTACGTCTGTAGCTGGAACTTAATAAATGCTGCCCCCAGAAATTCTTTGTACGTCTCAAATTGCACGCAGCCAGTTATCTGATTCCAAAAGAGTTACTGGTTTTAAGGCCGGAGCAAATAGCTTCGGCCTTAATTTTTTGCAATAATAAGTATTGACACATATGAAATCATAGATATATAGTTCGTAGTGGAGGCGTTGATGCCATTCACTACTGGGAATGTATTGGGAAAACACAATAACCATAACAAGGGTCACGAATGCTATAACCGTGAGCAGTTGAAGAATTCTAAGTGGATGCAAAAAGATGGAATCACGAGACGGATACCATCGGAGGAAGTTGAGCAGTCTCTTATTGCTGGCTGGATTATGGGACGCCCAGCGCCATCGGCATTAACACGCGAAAAGCAATCAGAATCTGGCAAGCGAGCCGCCAATCCTGGGCATTGGAAAGTGGGCCAAGTCGGATGGAATTTGGGTATGAAAATGTCAGATTCCGTTCGTCTAAGCATCTCTGCACGCCAGCTTTCAAAACATGGCGTAACCCGCGAACAGATTGAAGAAGCTTGGGCTAATGATAAGCGGTGGTGTTCGGAGCATCTCATATTTGAGCCGACCGAGAATTTCGCGGTTCTGCAAGGCGATAAGCAGTCAACTCGCTGTAAGATGAGCCACAAGAAGCACAGTCCATGGTTCAGAGAAAAACTGGAAAGTCAGCATGGCGTATGCGCTTTATGTGACGGGCAGTCTGTTAACGACAGGGCTCTTTGTGTAGACCACAGCCACGATTGTCCTAATCCAAAACATACCCGCAAGAATGCTCCGCTTTTGGGATGTGAATGCAGCCGGGGACTACTCTGCCATCACTGCAATATCAGGATTGAGGAAGTCGAGACGTTCATGTCTCAGGGATCAGGGTTTACAGCCAATCCTGGCACTTGGCTGGAGAAGGCTCTGCTCTACCTCGCCAGCTACCCCTTGACATCCGTGCTAGATTCTAAACAGGAGTCTCAAGATGCCCGATGAGGTAGAAGTAACGGACCTGCGTCCGTCGAAAGAAGTCAAGGATTTTCACCCCTTCAAGCCCATATTAGATCGCCTTCTTCTGCGCCGATTGGCGGCAAAAGAGGATGCCAGTGGATTCGAGATCCCCTCAAAATTCAGAGAGCCGGAAGCGCGCGGTGAGGTTATGACTGTCGGCGACGGGGTGACTCTGGGCGGGGCCTGGCACGCGATGACGGAGTTCGTGAACGTCGGCGACCACGTGCTGTTTGGCGAGCACACGGTGGAAAAGATCATCATCGACGGGGAAGAGTTCGATATCGCTCGACTCCAAGACATCCGCGGCGTGCGGCGGCTGAAGCGACCCTGTAATCATCAGTGGGTGGAGACGCAGAAAGTCGGTAGCATAGTATTCAGAGTCTGCCTGAATTGCAACGAACGAGGGGTGGACGAATCAAATGTCTAAGTCCATCGTCTCCGGCGCCGAAGCGCGCCTCAAGCTACTCGCTGGTATCAACCTGATCGCGGACGCCGTGAAAGTCACCCTCGGGCCCTCCGGCCGCAACTGCGTCTACGAACGTGCCCAGACGAACCTGCCGGTGTCGACGCGCGACGGCGTGACAGTAGCGGAGCAGATTGAAGCACAAGATCCACACGAAAACATGGGTGTAAATCTCATCAAAGGAGTGGCGCGTGAAGCGGTGGATGCAAGCGGTGACGGAACGACTACGGCGACTCTTATGGCGCAAGCAATCTTCGCAGAAGGCGTCAAGCAAATCACGGCTGGAGCAAATCCAGTATCTCTCAAGCGGGGCATCGAGAAGGCGACGGCCTATTGCCTGGTTCGACTGAAAGAGCAGGCGATACCGGTATCCGGGGAGATGATCCGGCAGGTGGCGACGATCTCGGCGAACAACGATGAGTTTCTGGGTGGGTTGATTGCCAAGGCGATGGAGAAGGCTGGCGACGACGGCGTGGTGACGGTGGAGATCAGCCGGAAGCCGGATTCCTACCTCGAGATCGTTGACGGGCTCCAGTTTGCCGGAGGGTTCCTGTCGCCATACTTCGTGAATGAGCCGGAGCGCAACGAGTGCGTGCTCGAGGATGTGGCAATCTTCTTGTATGAGTCGAAACTGGCCAGTATTCGCGATATGCTGCCCCACATTCAAGAGATTGCGAAGCAGGGAAAGTCGCTGCTCGTGCTGGCGGAGGACGTCACAGACGAGGCACTGGCGGTGCTGGCGGTCAATTGTCAGAAGGGTCTGCTCAAGGCGTGCGCGGTGAAGCATCCGGGAAGTCTAGACCACCTGCAGGATATTGCCGCCATGACCGGCGCCGTGGTCGCGACGGAGCTTTCTGGGATGAAGCCGAAGGATATCACATTGCAGCACCTCGGGCACGCTAAGAAGGTGATTGTGAAATCGCAGTCGACGACGATTATTGCCGACCCGGGGAAAAATGAGGCCCTGGCGCGGCGGCTGAAGGAATTGCGGACTCAGGTATCGTCTGCGACCGACGAAACGCAGCGGTTGCGGCTACAGGGACGTCTGGCGCGGCTCTCTGGCGGCGTGGCTGTGATCAAGATCGGTGCGGCGACCGAACTCGAGATGAACGAAAAGAAGGACCGGCTGGACGACGCCATCCATGCCACACGATGCGCGAAGGCGGAAGGCGTTGTCGTAGGCGGTGGAATCGCGTTGCTACAATGTCACATGATCCCAACGCCTGACTGGAAGGATGATGACGAGCGAGCTGGTGCACAAATCGTTTCCAAGGCCTGTTATGCGCCATTGCGGACCCTTGCAGAGAATGGCGGGGAATCAGCAGATTATATCGTCAAGCAGGTACTCTCCGGCAACCCTCATCGTGCAACTTCGATAGACATGATGCATAAAGACAACAGTCGCCATTGGGGCTGGAACGCTCGCACCCGCACCTTCGAAGATTTGGTCGCCGCGGGCGTGCTTGATCCCTTGCGCGTTGTCCGCGTAGCCCTGGAGAGCGCGGCCAGCGTGGCGGGACTTGCTTTAATCACGGCGACATTGGTCGCCAATGAAAGGATGAAATGATTCAGCCGATCGATGTCTACAATGCATTGAGGACGCAGCCACTACTCGACTATGTTGAAACTGCTGTTGATTTCAGTGAAGATTTGAAAAGTATCGTGGTCGATGGTACCGTCGATTGCTGGGAAATCGCCAGATTCCTTAACGAGAAGGCAGCCATGAACTCCTTGGCGTTCGGTCACCTTCCTCCCATCGGTTGCAATTTCATCCCAGTAATGCCGGGTCATCCAAAAGCTACTGGAACCTGCGTATGCGACCTTGGATGCGGTCACAATGCGACCGAATATCAGTTTTACCGGAACGCCAAAAATATCAAACGCCCCAGTCTGGGAGAAGGACTTCCGATTCTGTGACATGGCGCATCGTAGGGCCAGAGCGCAATATGCCTCCGGAAGCCTTTCAAGAAAGGCTTACTGATCTCGGGGGGATAAATAAATTTGACGAACCAATTTTCAGACTGTGGTGGGGGCCTTACGCCTATGGCGATGGATCGTTTACCGCAGGGGGAGCATGGAGCGTCGATGAGGCTGCATACACCGGATATCGTAAAGTTCTAAGGGCGAGTGGTTCACCATGCTTTTGTCTTGGCATGTGGCATGACGCTCTTGAATATGGAACTCCAGAGCGATATTACGTGGAAAATTACGATGATTCCACTGGACTGTCCGTCTTGGGAGAGTATCCCTATTCGGGTAGGGTCGAACTCATGTACGAATTGCGCTGGCATGAAAAAATCGGCGACCGCATGGAGTTCCACACGATGCCGCTGACGTCCTGGGTCTTCGACATGGTGGTGCCAATCATCATGAAGGCCAAGGAAGTCTCCGCCGAGAAGCGTATCGCGGCGTTCTTGGATGCACGCAAGAAGGATGAGGACGAAAAGACGGTACAAATCGAACGCCATTTGCGTGCGAATGCGCTGCCATTCACGGATACCGTCTCCTACACCCGGCAGGGTATCCGGTCGACCGTGATTGACGCCAAAATGCGTACCATGAATGCCTACTGGAACGAGATGTCGAACGCTGCGCGCTCGCTGCGGCCGGGACTCCAAACCCGGTAGATTTCCTAGCATCTGGGACAAGGATAGAAACTCACCATAGGAGTCTCATCATGTCCTTGATGGAAGTGAAGGAAGTTCACCCAGTGTCAACCTCGGCTCTGGGCGGGAATGTCCGCTATACCGGAGTCGCGTGGCAGCCAACCTACATCCCTGAGTATCACGTTTATATCTTCAACGTCTCCCAGCGCAGCTTTGCGAAAGTCGGGCCTTGGGCGAACACGTCCATTCCCGGAGTGGTCGACGACGATCCGGTCCTTCCTGGGATGAAGGCGAACGAAAAGTACCACTTCGTCGCGTCTTATCCACAGCCCATGCTGATGCCGAAACTCAGCGATCAGTCTTCTGAGATGGATGCTGTCCGCGTCGACGCCCGGCGTTATGTTATGGACATCATCAATCCTGACAACGCCACGTTGAACATGGATACGGTAGTCCCCGCCGAGCATCGGCTGTCGATTAACAACGATCTGTCCATCAAAGGCGTCTTCTACTCGCTGAACAATCCGCCGACGCAGCACGAAGTGCGCTCCGCGATCGACCGCATGGAGAAGTACTACCGCGCACTACTTGAGAAGGCCCGCACGCTTGAGTTGACGGATAAGGCAAAGCTCTCAGAGGAACTTGCATCGAATCCTGACTTCGCCTATGCCGCCGAGTACTTCGGCGTCGAGATGTCGTGGAACAAACGGCAATCGCGGCCGGAGCAGTGCGCAAACTGCGGTGAGTCCAAGCCGTTCGGCGCCAAGTTTCACGTCAACAAAGAACTCGGGTTCGTCTGTGTCGAGCCGACCGCAGAAGGTTGGAAAGCGGCGTGTATGGCTGGCGTCAAGCGCAGGGAGGATGTTCCCCCGGGCCTTGGTCTGGAATGGTGGAAGAAGGACAAGGGTATGCCGAAGCCTGAAGAACCAGACGGCGAGTCGACACAATAAATCTTCCGGCCTGCCGAATTCTGCCCAGTACGCGGGCTTGAGACTCCCTCCGGATCGGCGGGACGACGCGGGCCGGATGCCTTTTTGAGGACTGAATGGCTGTTTACCTAACCGATCCATCGGGAAACTTCTGGAGTCTGTCGGTCACGTCGACCGGGCAGCTCACGTGGACGGAAGGTATTCAGCCTGGCCCTCCGGTTGCCGGCGGTTACCCTTCGATGGGAACCGTCATGGATCTTGTCCGGGTCTACCTCAACGATTGGCTCGCTGGCGCCACAGGCACGCCCGGTGAAGGCCAGATCACCACAAATACCTCTCCCCAGACCCTCCCCACGTTCAACGCGGCACTGCGCGAACTCTATCGCCAACTGCGCAACGTAGGAGCCCCGTCACTGATCCGCGACAATGTGCTTATCAACCTGCCGGCGAATGCCCTAGATGGACCTACGGTACAGACGACACTCTCGGCGCAAGGTTACTTCGATGGCTCGGTGCAGCACGCAACGCCCACGCTGCCCACGGACATGATTGCTCCTCTGGAACTTTGGGAGCAGCAAACCGGTTCGGGGCTGCCATTTGTTTTGATGTCTCAGCCCCAGGCGGGACTGGCATCAGTCCAGAGCCAGGGAACCTTGCTGCACTACTGGGAGTGGCGCGGCGGGGCGCCATTTATCGCTGGGTCCGGTGGCGGGGATGCGCTCTGGTTTGTCGGCTCCCTAGTCCCGATCACGATTCGCTTGCGTTACCTTGCCGCGCTCACGCAGTTTGTGGCGCCATTGGACTTCCCGACCACCTTCATTCCAATCTTGGACTGTGAAGATGTCCTGGCCTATAAAATCGCCTACAAGATTTCCTCAGCCATTTCGGGGATCACTCCTCCAGTGGCAGCTCTCAAGCAGAACGCGGATGCGGCGCTCGCTGACCTTCGCAATGAAGTCGTGCGCCGGGCTCAGGAAGTGGATTACAGTCGTCCATCCTACAGCCCAGGTTGCTCTCGCGTCTGGCCTCTCCAGTAAGTGCAACTATCACAAGGATAGATAGATCAGCCGAGGAGGCTGAAAACTGCAACTCCGCGCTGAGGAGGCGCGCCCAACATGGCTGACGTCGTCGCAACTATCAGTGTTTTCAGTTTTCCGCGCGGGATCACGAACACACAGCGCACGGAAGAAGTCCGCGGGAGGATCACCCTTTCTCAAGGTCATTATCCGGTGGCAGGAATTCCCCTGAACTGGAATCTTGTGCCGGAGATCAGCTCCATCCCTCTCGGCGCGCAAACCCCGTCTTCTTCCGGCAACGTCCAGCCGATCGACATGGATATCAAGTCGGTAGCGAATCCTCCTTCTGGCATCGTTTGGCTGTGGGATAACGTTCTTGGAAACCTCCACGCCTACATCACAGCAGATGCGGCATCGGCCAATAGTGGTCCTCTGATCGAGTTCGGCGGCGCGGCCATCCCGCAGTGGATGTTCGGCGATAACATTCAGTTCACCGCAGTCTTCGCCCGCGAGTAAACATGAAAGGACGACGCTCTAAATGGGACATCAGGTTCAACAAAAACAGAGCGTCGTCCTTGAATCTTTTGGGGGCTTAATTACGAACGCCTCTCCCGATTCGATTCCCGAAGGTGTTTCCAGTTTGTGTTTTGATGTGGATTTTGTAACTGGCAGCGTATTCACGCGCGCCGGTCTTGTCTCCCGATACACATTTGGGAGTTAGATGGCCATCACTCCAAGCAGATTCGTCTACATCAAATCGTTCTCTCTTACCAGCGGTGCGCTCCGGACAGTCGGCTTAGACAATGCTGGCCGGATCTGGGTCGAAGATGTTCTCAATGCACCATTCCTGCTTAATCCGATTTCTCCCACTGTCCTACCGGGATCGCGAGCATTTTCGACAACGCAAAATGACGTAGAGTACATCTGCTTCGGTGATTTAAGCCAAGGCGTAGATATTCCGCGCCAGTACAATCCTCAGCCTGCAGTTGGTGGCTATTCGCTAGACCGAGTTTCTCAAGTTGGCCCTGGGGCTCCCCCTACTTTCCAGGCAACCGGTTCTGCGGCCGCCGGTGCGACGATTACTTCGTGGGCTGGTGTAGGTAGTATCGTCACATTCCAAGCGGTGAACTCTTTCACTGCAGGCGAACTCGTGAATCTCACGGGCTTCGTAGTCTCTACGTTTTTCAACAACAAGACTCTAAGCGTTTTGGGGACAGGGCTGTCTGGCACGCAGTTTCAAGTATCATTTGCCGGTTACTCCGGTGGAACTGATCATGGCCTAGCCACGCCACAGTATAGCTACAACATCAGTTCTATTAGTCAGCCGCCAGCGACCGGCGACCCAGCAATTCCCGGGCATATTCTTGGGATCCAATGGTCATCGGGGCCCACATCGCACTCGCCTGGGAATGTGATCACGATTTTCTACGCGAATCGGTCACAAGGGCAACTACAGGATGCTACGCTCGCGGCTCAGTTTAACGCTGGTATCCCTTGCATAATCTACGTTTCCACAGCGCCAATAGCGAATGGGACATATTTGGTCACGGGGATTGGATCGGCGATTCCTCCTGGCGAAAGTGACGTTTGCTGGTACCTGACTTATCAAGTTAACTCAAGCAACTCACAGGGTATCGGAGGATTCCCGACTGGAAAATACGAACTCTCGCTGGCAACGCTGACTGTCCAACAACCGATTTTCGGTCTTGGAATTGGTGATCAGATCACGATCACCGGCGTCACGCCTTCTAACTGGAACAATGCTTTTACAATTGTCAATACGCTAAATTCCGGCATCTACCTGATCACGCAAACGTCGATGTCTCCGACTGGAGTTGCGACCTATTCTTGGTCTTGGGCTGGAGCTTCCAATCCGATTGCCCCCGTAGCCGGACAGTTAATCACTGTCATCCAGACGCTCAACGGGAATGGCATATTCAACGTCGTCGCGGCCGTGATCGCTACTGTGACCGGAGGGCCATCGGCGGGCACTTTTACGATCTCAGGGTTTGCTAATCAAACCATTTCCGCAGCGCCGGAAAGCGGACAGGCCACGAGTTTTGGCACTAAATTTCAATTCGATCCTGGAACCCAATTTCTTGGAACGCAAACGAGTCCTATCTACGGCAACACTGCGGCTCCTGGAGGGCTCGTCTTTGTCGTTGGGAGCAATCAAGCGATTGGCGCAGGTACACGGCAGGCAGTGGTATTCTTCGAGACGCGCGAGGGGCTTAAGACGGCACCGTCTTCCCCGATCACATTCACGACAGATATCACGGCGAACTACCTGCTTGCTGCCAACATCCCGCTTGGTCCTCCGAACGTCATTCGCCGCTGGATTGCCTTCACCGGTGCCGGACAGAACGGCATTCCTGGACCCTACTTCTACACGATTGATCAGCCGGTCACCTACACGATCAACAATCAAACGTATCGGTACTCGGCCACATTCGTTGATGACAACATCACGACGACGGCGAAGTTTACCTTCACGGATGCCATCCTTTTGCAGGGTGAAGAAATCGACGTGCTGGGGAACAATCTGTTCGGGCAGATTGAACTGGGATCTTCGGCTTGGAACATCGCTTATGCAAGCAGGATGTTTTATGGCCTCGAGCAAAACAAAGTTCTCAATTTCAACAATCTGTCTTTCGATGGCGGTTACCTTCCCGGCACGCCTGGCATCACATCCCCGCTGGGATGGTCTTTGGACGTGCTCTCGAATTCTGGTGTGGGGATTCCTTCTGCGATCACAGCGTTCGCATTCCTGACTGCGAATATCGTAACGATCACTGTTTCAAACCAGTATGCTCCGGGATTATTGGTACAGATCGCAGGGCTTGCCGTTGGCACCTACCTCAACGGCGCGATTCTGACAGTCATTACGGCCAGTCCCACTAACTTCACGGCATCGTTCACCCATGGTACCGTGGCTCCGACTGCGGATACTGGCACAGCAACTCCTATTTTCAATGGTGGCACGCTCGTCCTTTCGCCAAGTTTTGGGTTTTCCTACTACATCAACAATCAGCTCGGAGCCCAGCAAGCAGTTCTGGCGATGATTACGCAGAACGCTTTCCAGGATGCCTACAATGTTCCGATCGTCTTGCCGAACGTTCTATACTCCGTGCGAGTCGCGGCTCGTATTCCGTCTGGGCTTATAGGTGGAAGCCTCATTGTCGATCTGACCGACTCCAATTCCGGAAACCAGTCTGGGACTGGCTCTGCGACGAGCTACGGTACGACCTATGGGACATTTCGGCTGCCATTTGCCAATATGACTCAAGACGACGCCATTTATACCGGGACTTTGCTACTGACGCCTTTCACAATGGGAGTTCCGACCGGGCTGTTGTTGCGTGTCTGGGCGCAAAACATTGATCCTGGCGCGGATGTAGAAATTGACCACATCGAAATCTTCCCGACCGCTACGCCGCTTCTCTCGACGAATGTCAGGGTGTCCTACATTGACAATTTTGAAGCCTTCAACGCAAACACTGGCAACATCGGTCTCGCGGCTCGCAATACGCAGCCGGCCAACGGAGCTTTCGTGTTGCACGATCAGCTCTACTTCCTGAAAGCTTCATCCATGGAGTCTACGCAGGATGTGCCAGGGACGGAACCTTCTGGGCCCGGCGGTGGATGGGGCACGCACGAGGTCTCTAATCGCGTCGGCACCTGCGGCATCTACGCCTATGACTACGGCGAAGAGTGGGTGATGACCGCATGTCGCAATGGAGTGTTCGGATTCAATGGTGGCCAGCCGATCCGCATCGACTTTCAGCAAAAAGAAATATGGGACGCGCTCAACTGGGACTTTGGTAAGGCGATCATCATCCGCAATGACATAGCAGAAAGGCGCTTGGTGATTGCAGTTCCACTGCCGACACCGAATCCTTGGCTGCCATTTGCTGCCGTAAATCCGGCACCATCGACTCCAAATGTGATCCTGATGTGGAATTACCAAGGCTTCGACGACTTCCAGGAGATTGTCTCTGGCAAGGCTATGCACGTCACGATGTTTGGAACCTTGATGGCGACGGACATGCGTCTGAAGATGACGATCTGGCAGATTCCCACGGAGTACATTGGGCTGATCACGCAGGCCAACTTGTTGACACAGCTTCCGACGATCTGTGGCATGTCGCCCGGGAAAATCTACCAGATGGATGAAGCTCAACTATCAGATGACGGTGCGCCTATCCACGCC